CATCTGCAGGGCTGAGAGCGGTAAAGGCGCCTCCATTAAGAGAGTACATGTAGTTGGTGATGGCGGAGCCTCCATTGCTGCCTTCAGTAAAGGAAATTTGGGTAGTTTGGTTTCCTGGAGTTCCAGAAAGGTCTGTGGGTGGTTGAGGTGTGGTCTGAGGAGTCACTGTAACGGTTCCAGTGGCTGTACTGGACCCATTTGCATTGACTGCCTTTAGTTGGATACTGTATTGGTCTCCATTGGTCAGTCCTGTAATTGTAATGGGACTGGTTGCATCTGCTGGGCTGAGAGCGGTAAAGGCGCCTCCATTGAGAGAGTACATGTAGTTGGTGATGGCGGAGCCTCCATTGCTGCCTTCAGTAAAGGAAATTTGGGCAGTTTGGTTTCCAGGAGTTCCAGAAAGATCTGTGGGTGGTGAAGGAAGTGCTATGGGTGTCGCTGTAATCGTTTCAGAGGCTGTTCCATCTCCATTTTCATTAACAGCTTTTAATTGTATGTTATAAGTTGTTGCATTGGTGAGACCTGTAATTGTAATAGGACTGGTTGCATCTACAGGGCTGAGAGCGGTAAATGTAATACCGCCATCAATTGAATATTTATAATTAGTAATTGCAGACCCGCCATCGTTACCTGGTGTGAAACTAATTTGCACACTTCCATTTCCTGGAATTACAGATAGACCGGTAGGTTTATAGGGTACAGGGTATCTATACACACGCACACTTCCTGAATCTGTCAACCCATTTATGTCACTTTTATTTGCACCAATTGCCACAGTAGAACCGTCTGAAGAAAGAGATACGCTATATCCTGATTGATCCTGTGCGTTCTCGCCATTGATTTCATTTCCACGTAGAGTCCAGATTATGCCATTCCATGCATATATCTGCACATGCCCTGCATTTAGTTTAGTGCCACTTACATCATTTAGATATCCACTTATAGCCAAGAGTGTGCCATCTGCAGAAAGAGATACACTATTTCCAAACTCATCAAATGGTTGTTCACCGTCAATATCGGCGCCACGTGGATTCCATGCAGAACCCGTCCATTCATATACGCGCACATGCCCCGCACTTGTACCTACTCCGTCATTTAGTTTTGCACCGATGGCTACAACTGTACCATTGGCAGAAAGAGACACACTATATCCTGATTGATCCAGTGATTGCTCACCAATAATATCATCGCCACGTGGAATCCATGCAGTACCAGTCCAAGTGTAGACGCGCGTATACCCTTTATTATCAAATGGCTCAGTCGCTCCAACAGCCAGTACAGAACCAGTTGAAGAAAGAGATATAGAAAGTCCAAAGAAATCAGAGCTACCGCGACCATTAATATCTGCACCACGTCGTATCCACGCACTACCATCCCAAGTATAGACGCGCACGAGACCCGAGTTACTGCCACTTGCATCATTTAATGGTGCACTGATAGCTACAACGGACCCATCTGCAGAAAGAGATATACTAGAACCAAAGCTGTCATTAGTCGCCACACCATTGATACTATCTCCGCGCAGAGACCAATCAGATGTACTGGCATTCCATGCATATATATATGCCCGCCCTGTATTGGTATTATAGCCAGAAGCACCAATAGCTACAACAGTTCCATTTGAAGAAAGAGATACACTAGCTCCAAAATAGTTTTCGGCGGCTACACCGTTGATATCAGTTCCACGCTGATTCCAAACAGAGCCGTTCCAAGTATAAATACGTACATGACCTGAATTAGTTGCACCACCGTCATTTAAGATTGCCCCAATGGCTACAGTCATTCCATCGGAAGAAAGCGATACGCTATACCCAGACTGATCAGATGCGGCTTCGCCACTAATATCAGTTCCAAGCGGAGCCCACGCCATTGCTATACATATGCATTAGAAAATGGAGTTAATAAATCGTAAAAAAGAAACACCTTATTCGGGATCTCAATCCCGTAGAAAAAATTGATAGCATCTGGTGACAGTATATTCAAGTACCCAGAGCAGAATACAAAGAACCATGCAGCCTCTTCGCGTTCGTCAGATCCTTGCGCACATGCACACTCCTGAGAAGATGGCTCTCAAAAAGTTGTTGCCCAAAGGGCTGAAAATGCCTGATGCGGAGACAGAGCGCTATCCTTCGGCTCTTCTTGGCGTACTACCAAAAGAGGAGGCTTATGCTATTCTTGGCTGTATTGCCGAAGAGTTGCTTCGTCTTCCTGTAAATGAGTTGAATATGGACGCGCTCGAGACGGCTATGCGCGACTATTGGAGCGACGAGGATGCTGAATTTCTCTCAGCTGTGGCGACTGTACGCAAATCTAAAACCACAGAGCCATTTCTGGAGCTTCTGCGGCAGACGCGGACGAAAATGATTGCAGCTGTACGCGACTCCCTGCAATATGATCAAGTTCTAACGCACGGAATGGTTCAGGGACATCCTGATGCCATCAATACGACGCAAGTCTTTAAAGTCAAACTTACAGGGCTTTTGAAGAAGGGGTGGACGGACTTTCTCCTCCAGACCTTTGCCTATGCTGCACTCCAGCCCTCTGTGCGCGATGTCTATATTGTTCTTCCTCTCCAACAGACAGTTTGGCACCATTGCCTCGATGGATGGATGGGGCGCAAAGCGTATAGAGATATGCTCAACACTGTTGGAAAACGAATCGCAGAGGCTGCGGTAGCCGATGTTGCAGTCGGTCAGCTTCTGCGCGAAATGTATTTCATCGGCTTCCATGCACCCAAACAAAAGACCCTCATGGATACAATTCAAAGCTTTCCTGATTATAAGAAGCCGTATCAGATCTTTCTCGGCGGACCCCAGAATAGTCAGCTGCGCATTGAAGATGGAGAACTGGCTGCAGCAGGATCTCTCGTGGCTGAAAAGGGTGTGAACCTTTACGTCCACAGCCAGTATATTATTAATCTTTGCACGAGTGGGGGAGGAGGGGACAACTGGAATGTATCTCTGCTCAAAAAGAATCTGCAATATGCGGCGGCTATTGGATGCAAAGGCGTCGTCGTTCATGTAGGAAAATCCACAACAGCTGCTGTACCTGCCGCCTTGGAGACCATGCGCAAAAATATTGTAGAGTGTTTGGAAGATGCGACGGAAGAGTGCCCTCTTCTGCTGGAAACTCCAGCGGGACAGGGTACTGAGACACTTACTGGGGTCGATGACTTTCTCGGATTTGTAACGGGCATTAATGATCCCAGGTTGCGTATTTGTCTCGACACATGTCACGTCTTTGCGTGCGGTCACAAACCCATTGACTATCTTGGAAAGTTTGAAGACTACCCTGGACTCTTGAAGCTAGTTCATTATAACGATTCCGCAGCACCATGTGGTTCCTGCGTAGATCGACACGCATTCATGGGCACGGGGCATATTGGTATGGAAGGTATGAAACAAATTGCCGAGCTGTGTCATACGAAACAGGTGCCAATGGTTATTGAATAGATTGTATGCAGTCTAAACATATGCTTGCATTTTAAATATATGGACGAGATACAGGATATCCTTTTACACGATTATGTACATTTACAAACATACCTTTTTTTAAAATACAATATGAAAAAAATACTGTGTATTTGTATTCCATCGAATCTTTTTATTTACGCTCTTCTCATAGAAGGTCGAATTCAAGTTCATAATATAATAGTAAAAATAGACTTAGAGGCTGCGTCACATATACAATCCTTATATCCTTCATATACTTTTTCATTGAATATAAATTCAGCTGATTTGGATTGCGACAAGCCCTGTATTTTCATAGATACAGGTAATAGTAACCAAGATACAGTCATAGTTAAGAAAATACTTGAAAAAAATCCAGCATCTTATATATTTGTACCTTTTTCCAGCGTACAGAGTATCAAAGACTATACTTGTATTCCAATCAGCCAAGACCTAGCTGTCATTACTGCATTTCCAGCAAACTTTCCCAGTCAGTTCTCTTTCTTACCAATTTCTGTACTTCCTTATAGTTTTAATTCAAGTTGTATTTCTATTTCAGAAGAATCATTTGAGCCCTCTATGCTTCATAGTGAGGGTTCTCAGCTAGTCTATTCATTTCGAACTTCAATGACTAAATTCCGTGAATCGGCATTAGGATTCTGTGATTCTGAAGGACAAATAATTCCTGAATTTTATCAAATAGATAAAGAAAAACGTACAGTTCGTGAAGATCTTCGATTCTTTGTATGGAAAGGGGAACTTTACGGTTCCTATACGTTTATCGATCCCTACATTGCAGGCGTCAAGACACGGCAAACGCTCACTGTAGGAAAGTTTGCATGCAGCCCTATGGGACTACAACTCATAGATGAGGTTGTACCTCCTTACGCTGGAAATCTTTGCAATCAACCGGAAAAAAACTGGACATGGTGGGAAAGTCCTGGGGGCAATCTTCACTGCGTCTACTTTTTCAGCCCATTAAAGATCCTGTCTTTTTCTTCGCTAAATTCTACGCCAATCGACATTACACATCCAGATGACTTGGAACTTTTAAAAGGGCACATTCGTGGCGGCGCTTGCGGTGTTGTTTGGGATGGAAAAGTATGGTGTTTTACACACACAAATACAGAGTCTGGAACCTTTAACATTGGTATTGTTGTCCTAAGTCATGAGGAGACGCCGCGTGTTCTTGGATGGAATCATGAACTCGTTCGAAGCTGCGATTTTGGGCATGTTATTTTCTATATTTGTGGAGCTCTATTTAATGCTGAAAAAGGGTCATGGCATTTGACAGGGGGCGTTCAAGATGCAAAATGTTTTACGCTGGATTTGCCCCACGACTATGTTTGTTCTAGGGTACGCTGGATTTGATATTTGAAAAAATTGATAGATATATTCTTTAAAGTCAAAAGTACCTGCTTTACCGAGATGACATATACCGCGCAAGAACTCGAAGTCTTTGCAGCATGTTCCAAACTCTTTGCGAGCGGGTGCAAGACTAGCCATGATATGCAACGCGGAGTGTATCGCGCCATTTGGTGGATTACACCTCTTGAAACGCAGCGCCTCATTAAAATTTGGTGCATGGATAGGGTAAAAATTGAAGCCGAACTCGACCGTCTAAATACAGTACCCAGTGATCTTGTAAAGAATGTCAGCATCGATTCGTCAGAAGGCGCGCCAGAGTGTGGAGGAGCTAGTTGCGCGTCTTCGCAAAGCTTCCGAGGCGTACTATGAAACTGGTTCTCCTGAATTTACAGACGCAGAATATGATATGCTTCTCGAGGAACTTCAAGATGTGGCGCCTAATCACCCCTATCTGAAAGAAATTGGCTGGACACCAAAAGAGTCTGTTGTAAAGCTTCCTGTTCCAATGCCCTCGCTTGATAAGAAAAAACCAGACACTCTGAAGCCAGATGATATCAGCGGTGAATATATTGTAACAGATAAACTAGATGGGATTTCAGCTCTATGGGTCTCTGGCTACTCGCGCAAGCCCGCCCTGTATCTGCGGGGCGACGGTCTACAGGGACAGGATGTAAGCCATTGTATTGGAGGTATTAAAGGGCTTGTTCAGTGTAGCGGACCATCTGTTATGGTGCGCGGCGAATTGATTGTCCCCAAAGGTGTTGTAGAAGGGACACTGGCGCGCAATTGGGTCAATGGAGTCCTTCATCAGAAGACTCCTAGTAAGGAGGATCTGGGCAAAATTCACTTTGTGGCGTACCAGGTTTGTGATCCAAAGACACTGGCTCGCGGCGAACAGATGGATTGGCTTCTAAATCGCGGGTTTGAAGTTGCATGGCATAAACGTGATGATAGACTAACAAAGGATGCTCTGCAGGGTCTCTTTGAAATGCGACGCAAGGAATCACCTTATGAATGTGATGGTCTCGTTGTAGGGCGCTGTGCAGTGCCTACCCTGGAAGCTGGAAATCCCAAAGACGCCTATGCATTCAAAATGCCCGTGGACGATCAGAGGGCTGAAAGTACAGTTGTAGATGTTGAATGGGCATCCAGTCGCACTGGAAATTGGATTCCACGCGTGCGCTTTGAGCCGGTCAAAATTGGCACTGCGTCCATCGAGTATTGTACCGGATTTCATGCAAGCTTTATCCGAGAGAATTCTGTAGGTCCTGGTGCTCGCATTCTAGTACGGCGCAGTGGAGATGTTATTCCTGTTCTAGAAAAAGTGCTTCTAGTGGCGCCAGGAGGATGGAAACAGCCTCCTGAAGGACGATGGAAGTGGGATACTACTGAAGTGCATGCAATCGATACGAGTGAAGAGGCGAGCCCTGAGAAACTGGCTCTCGAAATGGCACATCAACTGGTGGCTCTAGGTATTGAAGGGGTAAGTAAAACAACATGCAAGAAACTTGTAGAAGGCGGAATCAAGACACTCTATGATCTTATGGTTGCATCTGTAGAACGTGTACAGGGACTTATTGGTAAAGTAAATGGTGAGAAACTAAAGACAGGGCTGAGCCCCGCAATGAAAGAAGCGGCTGTTGCAGCATGGATCAAAGCCTTTCTTGGTTGGCCGAAGGGGTTTGGCGATAAGCGCATTGAGTCCTGTCTAGCCATGGAACCAGATGTGAGCAAATGGGCGGGGACGGGGAAGGTGCCAAAAGGAATGAGCGGCGAAGCCTTTGCTGAAGTCGCGAAGCAAGTTCCTGCATATCTTGCATGGCGTGCACTGTTCCCACCTTCAAAAGTGGTTGCAGCAGGTATTGATATAACCCCCGTTCCGACAATTCAACTCACAAACGGAAATGTACTTGTGCCCACAATTAAAGGGTCTTATGTCATGAGCGGATTTCGTGACGCAGATCTTCAGAAACGTCTTCTGGTGGCAGGATGGCGCATGGACGACAAAGTAAAAAAGACAACTCAATTCCTTCTTGTTCCGGATGATGCAAAGGAGACTGTAAAGGTAAAGGCGGCTCGTGACGCAGGTGTGCGTATTGTATTTCGCAGCGCAGTAGATAGTCTTCTCTAAGTTTCTCAGGAGTGTATAGAGAAAGGCGATGAATTCTGCCTTGAATAGTATGCTTCCAAAGATGAATGGACTGATGATGATGGGTCTAGGAGGGGCTGGGACTGGGACTGGGACTGGGATTGGATGGATGTTTTTTATAAAATGGCTTGTTGTTTTTAGTCTTATCGGTATACTTGTATATCTGTGCATACTTGCATTCAAAAACAGTCGCTATACGGCTACACCCGATAATATCAAACGCATCCAAACCCAGCAACAGGGGGTGCTAGAGCCGCTTTGGACGGGTATAACCTCTAGAAAAAAAGGGTTGGATCAAGTTGCATTGGATGAAAGGTTGCCACAAGACCAGAATTTATTGATAAATAGCGCTGTACTCGCCACTCGTTTGACTGGATATTTAGGACCCTATGACTCTGGTGTCTTTGATGAAGATACGGCGACACGTCTCGCCTTGAGTTCTGGTGCGCGCTGCCTTGTACTAGAAATCGACAGAGAGGTTGGATCCAATGAACCCAAACTTATTTACAGGGATGCATGGGGGATTAAACAATCCTTAAATACAGGGTCCATCGAAAAGGTCGCAAAGAGCATTGCAGGGCGCGCCTTTGTGGCGTCCAATGATTCTGTGCCAGCATCCGTAGCCAATGACCCTTTGATTCTTGTCTTGTATTTTGTGAGCGCTCCAGACGCCGCCACAGCTCCACGAGACTATTTACGATTCCTTGGAAAAGTTGCTGCACAATTACAGCCTCTGAGAAATCTTATTGCTGGGCAAACACCACAGGGAGACTTTAGACGTCAAGCCCAAGAATCCCAACTTTTTTTCCAGCAAACAAGCGTGTTTAAAAGTCGCGTTCTTGTTTTGTGCAATGCAGACACAAGCGGATTCCGCCGTTTGTCTGCTCTCGGTCTTGCAGGTGAACTGGGATCCGGTCAAGATTTGGATTTATTTGTTCATGCGCGCCTCTATGCTCAAGAATCCCCTTCCAACCTAGGAATTTCATCTGCGCCCACAAGCACATCTGGTGCTGCAGCCGTTATTACGAGTCCTGGATACTGGCTCTATATGCCTCCCGACCGCCTTGCACAAGCCCAAGTGCTAACTAAAAAGGCGTGGACACTTGTAATGCCCCCCGTTGCATCAGATAAGGGGGTCTATACAAAGGAGAATCTGACACAACTCTATACACAATTCGGTGTTCATGCAGTCCCGTTTACACTTTTTGATTCCAAGACTACAACAGACTTGTTCGTTGGAAAAGGGGCGCATTTTGACACTGCAGCATGGCGTATAAAACCCGAATTGATTCGTTTTATTCCGCCCAAACCCATTGTAGGATTGAAGGCGAGTCCACAAACAAATGCGGCTGGAGGTTTTGTATCTAGTCCGAAGTTATAAAGTGTATGAATAAGTAGGAGATGGAAGATCAACTTTCTGAAATTGAATCGCAAACGTTTGATAAAAAACAATTTCAGCAAGTATTTAATGTATTGGAGAAATCAATAGATGAAGCTATAGATCTTCGAGATGAAGCAATGGTACGCGATCCCGCTTTGCGCAAAGCCTTGGGTATCGTAGAAACATTCTTGAGACGCACTGGGCGTATTTGTTATGGAGGAATGGCAATTAATGCTCACTTGCCGTCTGCATACAAGTTCTACGATTTCAGCAAAGTTTTGCCCGATTACGACTTTTTTACGCCAAAACCTGACGGCGATGTAAAAACACTTGTTGCGGCGTTTAAGGATGCAGGATATGAAAGTGTGTCTGCACGTGTTGGAATGCACGAGGGCACAACAAAGATCTTTGTAAATTATACGGCGGTCGCCGATATTAGTTTCATGCCCGTATGGCTCTATACGATCTTACACAAGCGATCTATTGTAGATGATGGTGTACATTATGCAGATGCTGATTTTTTGCGTATGAATATGTATTTGGAGCTGTCTCGTCCCAAGGGTGAAGTGGAGCGTTGGGAGAAAGTGTATAAACGTCTTGTATTACTGAATTCTATGAAGAAACCTTTGAAACAGGGGTGCAAACACAAGAAGGTTGGTTTGACGAAGCTGAACCCTAGTGTGCACGAAGCAGTCATGCACTATATTGTGGCTGAAAATCTTATTTTTGCTGGAGCCGAGTTGGAACGCGTTTACAAACATCCCAATGTGACTGGAGCTGGATATGTCCTGAAATCCAGCCGACCTATTTTGGCGTATTCTAGCGCACCAGAATCTCATTTACAAGCCATTCGTCAGATTCTTCATGAACAAGACCCTTCTATGCCTCTGCAAAATATGCATTGGGATGCGCGTGGAGACTTGATTCCTGAATTATTTGGAATTCAGAGCCGAGGGCGCGTTCTAGTTTTGCTCATCCGTGAGCAATTCTGCCACGCCTACAATACTGTGACGCTTCCTGGTGGGCGGTCCCTGCGCATAACTTCGCTGGATTCTGCCATTACATTGTTTTATACGCTGAGCTATGTGCGTGGCTTGGATGGACTTGTACCGAAATCCATTCATTGCTTTGCTGATGCATTGGTGCAGGTCAGCATGAATACGCGCGACAAGGGTGTGCCGTCAAAGTTTCCCCTATTTCCAGCGACTTGTCATGGTCATCAGCCGTCCAAGGCGAGTTTATTGGAAGCCAAAGCGCGTCGTGTAGCAGAGATGAAAAAGACAAGAAAACGGGGATTGTCTTATAAAAGGGGAAAGACACAAAAACGATAGATAGAATAGAGTGATGAATACGCCCGGTTATCAGGAAGCATTGAGGCGTATTGCAAATATGCAGGATGGTGAGTTAAATTTTACTGGATTAAACTTGACAGTATGTCCGCCGATACCAGAAGGGGTAAGAAAATTTAATTGTTATAGAAATCAGCTCACTGCACTTCCAGACCTTCCTGCATCACTAGAAATTTTATATTGTAATAATAATCGACTCACTGCACTTCCAGACCTTCCTCCAAGATTAAAGGTGCTATTTTGTTATGCTAATCAACTTACTGCACTTCCAGACCTTCCTGCTTCATTACAAGACCTATATTGTATAATTAATCAACTCACTGCGCTTCCAGAACTTCCTCCTCATTTAACAATATTATGGTGTGCACATAATCAACTTACTGCACTTCCAGAGCTTCCTGCTTCATTAAAAAATTTAGATTGTCGTAATAACCAACTCACTGCGCTTCCAGACCTTCCTGCTTCATTAACACGTTTAGTTTGTGATGACAACCCTTTCATTGAACCCTTTCGCGGATTTATACAAACATATGAACAAACGGGTGATATAAATCAACTTCGTCAATCTATTCATGCGTATTATGCGTCTATAAGAGCCAAAGGGCGCAACGTGAGTGCGCTCAATCAATCGTTTGGACAAAAAACCGGACCTCTTCCTGAAAATATGCTATCAAGTATTGGCTCCTTCTTGTCTGGAAAACCTGGGACCTTGAATATGCAGACGACTGCTCTCAAACGAAATATGGGGTTACAAGGAGGTCGTCGTAAGACTCGTAGACATCGCAAGAGTCGTAAGACTCGCAAAGAAAAGTCAAGACGTCGCCACTAAATCTGTGGGCAATTTGGCATGAGTTCCCCTTTTTCTGCTTTTCGTTTGAGCTCTAAGAGTTCATCCGAATCTGCCTTTATTTTTGCGAGAGAGGTCGCAACCTTTGGATCATTAACAAGGAGTGAAACTGCTGTATATCTAGCTTTTAAAATCTCCTGTCTTGTTGTATCGTCGACACTTTGTACAGGTTTGCATCCAGCTGGTTGAAGGGCTTTTGGATCTGGTGGTGTAGTCGCTTGACCTGGTGGTGGGGGGCACGCTTCTTGGAACCCTTCTATACCAGGGCATTGATTCAAAGATTCTGTAATTGTTTTCTTTAGTTCTTGGAGCCTTCTTGAAAAAAAATCCAGCGTACGCTGAATTCTGGTTGCAATATCCGCTGGAATTTGTACTGGGTCATTGGGTGGTGGGCAGCTGAAAAGTGGACCGCCCGCTGTTTTTTGGAACTCTAATTCAGCTGAAATTCGTTTTTCAGCATCAGAACCCTCTTTTCCAGATATTGCATCCTCTACAATCACTTTATGGGTAGGACACAAAACTTCGCTGAAAAAGGTCATAGCCTCATTTAGTTGAGCTTCCATTGGAGCCTCTTGATCTTCAAACCCTTCTGTTGTCATAAGAACATATGCTGAAAAAAGTAATACTGCGCTGAAAAAGAGGACTGCGTAGAGAAACTTTCTTTTAGACATAAGGACATACACTCTAATAGGAAGAGTAGAATGTCGGCTGCTGAAAATACCACGGTTCGGGGGACCCCGACCTTTAGTAGCGGATTGACTGCACGTCGTGCTGAAGACGCACGCCGATGTGATCAACAAGCACTTTTACAGCGTATTCGTACAGGGACTACATGCTGCCCTGGGACGCCGAGTTTAAAAACAGCCCTCTATGCAAGCGTTTTAGAACAAGATCATGCAACGAGTTGCCAACCTAGCCCTGTAGTTCAAGCAGAGACATTTCCTAGAGCGGGAACAACAGAAGGAGTGCGACTTCAGAACAAGGTGAGTGCTCTGGCGACGTGTAGCAGCGACCCCTATGATCCATCTGAACGATATCCGTGGATTCGCCGATTCGTCCCACAAGCACCATGTGTCGGACCAACTGCCGAACAATTAAACAGTACGGCTCCTAAACCGACATTTGCACCAGGATGTCAGCCTTCCAGATTTTTCTAAAAATACTAGTTAGAAATGCCGACTGCAATCTACGATTCTAGTCTATTGACCCAGCGCAGACGCAATTATGCGATCTATACATGGAATCGCCTCAACAACGCCGCGGTGGCTGCTGGAACCTCCATCCGCCGCGAGCAACCCGATATGCAACTCCAAACCGTTGTGACCTATCGCCACGAAGTCGCTGCAAATAAAGCCCCTACCGCAGAGTGCCCTTGCAAAGAGTCTGTGGATCGCAACGCTGGCGGAGATAATTCTGCAAACGTGCAGTAAGTTGGTTAGTGATAGTGTAAGTATACTACACATTAGAATTGGTAAAATAGTATTCTACAATTCTAAAGATAAATTACGCCTAATATCTATACTTGTTAATTATGTGTTACAAGTAGAATTAGAGTATGAATGCACCCGGATACCAAGAAGCCTTGAGACGGATTGAGGCTCTAGGTGCAGATGGAAGGCTAGATCTTTATAATTTAAAATTAACTCGATGCCCTCCTCTGCCAGTAACTGTAAAAATACTCAATTGTTCTCGTAATCAACTTGAAGAACTACCCGCTCTTCCTGAAAGATTACACACTTTACTGTGCAACAGAAATAAACTTAATACCCTTCCTAAACTCCCATCAACACTTGTACATTTAGAATGTGAAAATAACAATATTCAAGCACTTCCCGAATTAAAAGAGCCCTTGTCGGTACTAAAATGCGGTGGAAATCGAAATCTTGCACCCATTCCTAGTCTTCCTCAAACACTGACAGTCTTCGATTGTCGCGGAAATAAATATCAAACTTTACCCGAACTTCCTCAAACCCTATTTGAACTAAACTGTGACTCCAATCAACTTGCGGCTTTACCTGTACTACCGCACTCTTTGTTGGAATTAAAATGCAGCAATAATTCACTCAAAACACTACCAAATCTTCCATTAACTTTAATGACATTAGAATGTAATGCAAATCTACTCGCGCGGATACCCGAACTTCCCGAATCTTTATCTGTATTTTCTTGTAATGATAATCCCCTAATAGAACCATTCAAGACATTTTATGCAGTATATGATGCAAGTATGGACGTGGCGCATTTACGAGCTTCCATTCACGAATACTATCAAGCAAATCCAGTAAATCAAGCAAATCAAGCAAATCCAGTAAATCAAGCAAATGAAAATGCAATAGGTATATATGTTCCAGATCAACCAGCATACCCTATAGATGCCGATAAGGAACGAATTGACTACTATTACAACTATCTAACCGAATTAACAGAATTACAACAGTATACTATTTCACAGTATTCATTCCATGGCGATGTTATTTTAAATACAATGTTGAGAGGAAGAGACGATATTGATACATATAAAAATAATATCGCATCACCATGGACTGCCGTGCGAAAATATCCATTAATGCAACTATCGTGTTTATACCTTTATTTACTAGAGCCCTTATTAGCTGAAAATGAATATTTAAAAGCAAAAAGTCCTGGTGTCCGTCGTATATCCTATTACCAACTTGATTCTCATGTAAAACCCCCTTTAAAAACACTGAATCGATGGAATGATCAGTATCGAAGAAACAATGGTAGAAGAAATCTGCCAATTGCAGATTTTACTGCATTCAAAAAGGAAATGTTAGAAATATATAGTACTCGCACATATCCTCAATTGAGAGATCGCCTTCTTGCATTTGATTTGGATTATTTTCGTAGATTAACCTATGATGCATTTAAATTAATTTTTAATGCTATACAAGCTACAATTCCTTCTTTGCCTCCATCTTTAAAACGTGGAAATGGGTTTATCACATACCGCGGTGTCGGAAAGTTCTATCTTCCAACAACAAAACAACCGATCCTTATAAATAGTTTTACATCGACTACTGCAATGCACGATGCTGTATATAATTTTTATATGGGTCAGTCAACAGGGGGTATTTATCAATTTATAGTAGCTCCTAATACTCCCTGCTTATATATTGAATCTATTACGTATGCTTTTGATGAGTATGAGTATTTATTTCCTCCAGGTGTACGATTTGTCTATATAAGTAATTATAAAAATGATAGGGCGGTGACTGTGCAAGTATTTTTAGTATTGCCTCCATTGCCAGATTCTCCAGTTGGTACGCGTGTACCAGATAGATATGAAGACTATATGCAATGGGTTAACACTCTAGAATGGACAGGACAAGCGTATGCACCACCTACAAATAGTCCAACCGGTATACTCCAAGTAAGTGAAACTATTTCTTTGCTTGTTGATATTATTAAATATATGGCAACTGATTCTGAACCAACTCCAGAAGAATTGGCAGCTTTATCTGCACGCGTCCCTTATTTAGCGCCAGTTCACGCAGAAGCACTCGGTATGCTTCCTATTCCTACTGTTTCTGAAAATAATTTATATGCAGGGGGCGGGGGTGCAAGAGTAAGTGGGATGCTGAAAAGACGGACTCGACGGACTCGACGGACTCGACGGGCTCGACGAGCACAGCAGATGCGAGGAGGGCGTACCGCTATAATGAAACCTGTGCAAAGTCGTTTCAATAGTAATGGGATTACACGCAAATTAAACAAGGGGAAAAAATTGATGAGAGCACCACCACCTCGTGAACGCAACACGATCCTAAACGCCGCAACCAGACCTGTATCTATGGATACCAAGGTTAATACTGCCAATATGAATGTAGGTACGAGAGTAACGGGTGATCGCTGGGATACTAGTCAACCCGTACAATATGCGATTTCTAAATTTACGGCAAAAGAGGCGGCATATATGAAACTGATTGAAAAGATTATCGAGAAGAATACTCGCAATTGAAATGTCCTAAACGAATGGATTCAATATCGTTATATTTTACAATTAATTCAGGTAAATACGCCACTTCAATCAACTCTTTTTCAATACGACCTAATTGAGCCCAGCGCCGCATAGCCTTTCGAAACTTGTAGTTTGCAAACGCCTTCTGAATCGTGGTCGCATGCACATGATGTGTCGCTTGATTCCAATTATTGGCTTGAAAGATGTCTTCCACAAGATTCTGATCTTTCAATCCAAGAAGATTTTCTGTTAGGCAATTATCACGTACGTGCAACTGAAAAAGGCGCTGACCCGGTTTCCAGATGGGTTTAAAGGTTGTGATGTGATTTTTATTTGCAATCAAGATTTTAAGGGCGGTGGGCAAATGCATTGGGAGTGATTTCAGAGCATTGCCTACAACAGATAGGGTTTCCAGAGTATTTGGAAGCGTTTCTGGGAGGGTTGCGAGTTTATTATAGTCGAGATTCAAATAACGAAGCGTTTGAGGAAGTTTATACCGAAAAATGGCGGGGCTCTGAAGCTGATTATAGGCGAGATGCATATACTCGAGCGCATCTGGAAGTTTTTCAATCTTGGTAATTTTATTATAATAGGCTCGCAATTGTTTTAGATGTGATGGAAGCGCTGGCAGCTTTTTTATATCGCAATAACTCATGGAGAGAAGTGTAAGCGTATTTGGAAGGCGCTGAGGAATATCTGTTAGCGGATTGTCATCAATTGAGAGCGATTGAAGTGAAGCAGACCATTCGGCTACTGTATTTGTAGTTGTAATTTGATTCCGATCAAGAACTATAGTTTCAATCGTGTCTCGCCATCGCAGGGGTAGTGCATTAGGTCCCAATGTATTATTATAAAAATTAACTACTTTTACATTTGGCGGAAGAAGATCTGAGCAAATAATCTGAAGATCATTGTTGTTAAAATAACACGTAAGAATTTCAGGGTGCCCGGACAAATTGGGCATGTACTTTAAATCTAACCAGTTTGCATTGTATACTTCTGGATTCAAAGATGTGTGTGGATGATCCACGCTTGAATTGTCCATCGTGATTTGTCCTATAGACGCGTTATTTTTTTAGATGAGTTAGATAGAGACAAATGGCAAAAACTCGTCGTGCTCGTCGCGGTAGTCGCAAAGCTAGCCGTAAAGCTTCTAGTCGCAAAGCTTCCCGAAAGCAAAGCGGCGGCGCAAGTGAATGGAACAAGGCTGTCATGCGCGTATACGGCGAAATGAAGCGCAAAGATAGCAACGTCAGCTTCGGCGACGCCCTCAAGGAAGCCAGCAAGCGCAAGAAAGCTGGAAACCTATAAATTTTCGTATGATGAACGCCAAATTTATTTAAAATACTATTTAAAATAATATTTTAAATAGTATAGCATGAAAAAACTCGCATTTTGTTTTTTAATTTATGATATTATAAATCATGAAGAAATGTGGAATATCTTTTTCAAAAATGTAGATCCCGCTAAATATTCTATTTACATCCATTATAAAACAAATAAACCATTAAAATATTTTGAAAAATATAAATTAACAAATTGTATTGAAACGAGATATGAAAATCAAACAATTTCATTGGCGTATAATGTACTCTTTAGAAAAGCATACGAGGATCAAGATAATTATAAATTTATGATTCTATCTGGCGCATGCATACCATTAAAATCATTTGACTATATTTATAACAAACTAACAGCAGATATATATGGATACTTTAATATCTGCCCACAGAGCCAATGTTTCCCCAATTGCAATTATTTATTAAAGATAATTGATAAAAAATATATTGCAAAATCACATAATTGGTTTATATTAAATAGAACTCTTGTAGATAAATTATGTTTTGATAAAGATGATTTTTTAAACAAACACTATAAAACAATATATGCCCCTGCTGAATATTTTTATTACACATTTATTAAACTATTGAATCTTGAAAATGAAATTGTTACAACATTAAATTCTGCAAATGAATCAACTACATTTACCAATTGGGCTGGAATGGATTATAAATACCCTGTCATTAGAAGTTTAAAAAATTATGCACAAATATCATACGAAGAATTGGTATATTTACTAAATAGCAAGTGTTTATTTGGAAGAAAATTTAATAGAGAGGCTGTAGGATCTCTGTGCAATGAAACATACTTAAATTGCATTCGTTCATCGACTCTCCAATTGGATAATAAAGAGAAAAATTGATACGATATATAGCATTTTAAAGAGTACCCCCGAACCTACACAAATGCTGGCAAGCACTGAGCGAAATAACGCCTACTTGTTGGAGGAGGTGGTGCGCAGCACTATTCCACTTCCCCCCATAATGGCAATTTGTAGGCACCCATACGAAATTGAATCTCTCGGTTCAAGTCCAGCAGCCCTGCTTCTTTCTGAGCGCGTTCCAGACTATGATGGCGTATGGAAATTTCATGTACTCGAACGACCCCAGGAATACTTGACTGGTGCTAGACTTGTACAATCAACCAATGATACTTGGTTTCAAAATAATGCAATCCGCATTCTCGTGCAGCGATCCAGCAGCCGTCCTGAAGCACATAATAAACTCTTTGAGACGATTCTTCAGTATTACAAGTACAAGCTTGTATGTGATCATGCTACAATTCCTGTTATTCGGCTTCATAATGATGTGGCTGTGCTACCCAGTGCATTTGCATTTCTAGACCAACATGAAAATCGTAAATACAGATTTACAATCAACCTGGAATCTGGTCTTTATAATGATCCCGTTCTTGCAGAAGCGGCGGCGGCGGTTCATGGTCGGCGGGGTGCAGCTGCGGGAGGGGGGCTCATACGATCCATGCAGTCACTTCCTGTAGCATCAGTAGTCCATACAGCTCCAGCTCCAGCTCCACTTGCAAGGCTTCTACCCCAACATATTGTAAATGCATGCATTGAAGGAATGATTGCACGGGGCGAGACGTGCCCTATCGAAATGACCCCTCTAACAAAAGAAACTACATGCCTCACCCCTTGTGGGCATACAATGACACTTTCTTCAGCGGAATGTTGGATACGAGATGCGCATTCCTGTCCGGTTTGTCGCGCACCAGCGGAGCTTCCTCAGCTTCAGCGTTGGACTCCATAACCCATTCCAGAATTTGCTGCCGATTGTAAATATACAGCCATTTTTTACAAAACCACTGCTCGCCATCTTCAAGTTCCATCAAAGGTTCTGGCATGTACAGCGGGGCTCTTTGCAAATTCAGCTGAATCCAGGATCCAGTTGCGTATTTTTGATAGGTACGATCAGTGTCTACAGATGTGACGGCTATAAATGGTGACTTTGATTCTAGAAATTTCTCAAAAAACAGCATAATTTCGGGTTTCGGGTACAAGCAACAAAAATCGCGCGCAAACCATAGATCCACAGTCTCTGGGGGGTCTCTTAAAATGTTCATCTTTTGAAATTTTACAGTTGGCAAAGTATAGTGTGTCTGGAGATCAGCTATCAATGCATTCACGATATCAACGCCAAGATACCGAATACCTGGCGCATCTATGCTCAAAATCCAGGGAGGGTTTCCTCCGCCAGTACCGCACCCACAATCCAATATGGACTGGATTTCTAGCTCCTGAAATGCAGCTGGAAGTTGACTGCAAAGTTGTACTGGGGATGTTGTGGTGGATGTCCACGCCCATGTATTGTAAATTTCAGTCATAATTGCCTCTTCTGCGTCCATCCTAACCGCTGAAACATGTAGAAAAATTGATACTTTACGCGCGAGCTCTTTCAAGTACCCTGCCGTGATATGAACATTTTCTTCCTCTCTGGAAATCCACGACGATGCGCGCGGTGGCACTGCGACAAGCATGTCGTCAAAATGATCCTCGAATCGACGCAAATTCTCTACACGGCTCTCCATGTCAATGGCGGTACCGCTATCATTGAATCCTCTGCTCCCCGTTGCGCTTCAACAGGGAGGAGGGGATATAAAAAACACGCAGCAAAGCATCCAAGCGTATTGTGGGCATCCGCGGCTTTGCCGCATTACTTGTGGCTCTGTCGCATGGCGCTTTGCTTGTGCGACGAATACATGTTTCGATGGGGCTCTTTGAAGGATCATGCATGCAAAGAACATATCGGGTGGCTTCAACAGAATGTACCCCCTGGTCTCTTGACGAAGCTAGAATGGCTGAGCGATCCTACCCCTGCGATGCCAGACGAATACAAGGATCCAGAGTCTGTCGTGGCGAGCTATTGGGCATATTATAAAGGCGCCAAACAAGAGCGGGGACTCTTCAAATGGACGCGGCGGCAGACACCGCACGTGTTTTCTGGAGAACCTAAATAGAATGAATTTTGGATCTACAAATCTTTTTAATTTACCAGATGGAAATATAGATGCATTTGAATTTCCAAATCTACCCGAAATGGCAAATCTAGGTGACAATTCTTCTTCTCAAGTTGAAACTTATTATTTTAAAACAAAAAAGAATAGTTTTAAAGCGGTTCTAACACCCCAGCCCTTTGGATATACAGTTAAAATCGGAGGTAGCTCATATCTAGACTGTATAAATATTAGTATTACACTTCAAAATGGAGTTGTTACAAAAGCAAAAATAGGACACATACAGTCTGAGCCAGAATGCGGATTTGGAACTCTTTTAGAAAATGGTAAAACTGTGGATTTTATAAAGGGTACACTGCAATTCTGTAAACTAAAATTTCCTTCGCTTCGTTATGTTGAACTTGATGACATGAGCAATATTGATTGTGGGATAAGCAAAGACAAGGAGCCCCCTCGACGCCCTGAAAAGCCGTTTTCATTGCCGCATTTTTCAATTGCAAGGACGGGCAAAACATGGTACGAAAACAGATTCGGAGCTAAACTGAAAGACTCGCAGCTCTATACAAAGTATCGGTCTGCAATTCAACCCCTATATGAACCTGCTAGAATGACATTTGAAGCCTTTTGTGCAGATGCACAATTTACAAATGAACAAACCGTGATACTCAAAGCGTATTATTCTTCTAATCGTACTTGGATGGATTTTTTCAATGCAATTCCCAAAGTAGAGCAATGTAAAGCTCTTTACAATTGGTTACCAGCATTTATTACAAAGCTCGTTCAAAGTACATTTCAACCTTTTGGTTGGCAAATTGATATTGAGAATATGGAATTGGTACCTTTTGAACTTATCAAGGAGCCCATTCATCCAGGAGGCGGAAGATCTAGAAAAACACGGCGAGCTAGAGGTCGCAGAGGGCTGCGATTTTCAAATCAGTGGTGGTGATACTGTGGAGTGAAGCTGCAGAGTGAAGATGCAGCGCATAATGTTGTCGGCAATAGTCGGTGATCTTGTACACATCACGCCCACATCGTTTACCATGTTTATATGTGTGATCGCACGTGTATTTGTAAGTTTTTGAGTTTGTTTTCCTCTTATTTTGCATCCATTCTTTGGAGGCGTCGTCAAAGTCTATCATCTAGTACCCGTATAGATTTATAACGGTACTAGACTGGCGTCTGGCGGGGGTCGAACCCGCATACTCTTGCTTAGAAGGCAAGCGCATGTCTCCATTCTGCTACAGACGCACATGTAGTATATGTTTGGAGGCTTTAGATAGTTAAATCAATTCCAAGTCATTTGGCTCGGCGAAATGGACTGGATAGGTTGGAACGGGTGGTTCTGTCCGAATACGACTCCCCCATCGTTTCGAGGATTTTCTCCAGCTTATTTTAAATCTGCATCGGTTTAAACATATTACTTGCTACGAGTTTTACGAGTACGATATTTTTTATGTCTTTGACGACGAGTATGACGTTTTCCACCTACACCAGGTCCAACAAAAGGTCGTGAAATTATTTCTTTTAGTTGTAACTCCTGTTGTTTTAATGTCCCCTTTTTACCAGTAATTGCCTCGCCAAGCAGATTTGGAACTGGAGGTATAATATATGGTTCAACAGAATGTTCTGATTCAGATGGGTGTATCTTAGAATGTCCAAGAGTTTGCTTTAAACTTGAAAGATTTTTATATGAAGATATAGCTTGTGTTCTTTCTCGTTTTTTTTGAATTAATTGTTCTAACCATTTTCTAACACCATGTATTGCAATTTCATATTCTTTTATATCAAGTCTACTAGGATATACACGAATATACATTCTAGCCCCATTCTTATAAAATTGAATTTGTAAATATCGCGCTTGGGTTTTATAAACGGTACTTATTTCAGTTAACATTGGATTTTTTATAATCCTAAATTCTTTAATTGTCACAGCATTATTTCTTGGAAACTGTCCTGATTGTATTATTTCATCATATAATGTTTCAAATAAATTTGTATAATATGGTTCATTTAAACTATACTTATCTTTTGTTTGAGTCGGTTTAAACATTTTTAAAGATGATAAATATTCCGGGATATATACGTATGTACCATTTCCTCCTCGTGTAACAATTTCTATATTTTCCATATATTATCTCTGGTATATGAATAGATTATATGCCGCGACTGACAAGTGGACTGCCCCCTGATTTGATAAAATTGTATAGTATACAATATATAGAATGGAAGACAATGTGGAAACACATACACTTTTTTTCAAAATCATGACTCCGAAGAAACTCAATGAGCTTCTTCTTCGTGCAAGCGGGGATAATAGTATATTGCAGAGAGATATTAATGCTAGATTAAAGGGTCTGAATGTTGGATATGCATACGTCAATATTGCCAAAGAAATAGAAGATGGTGACGAGATTTGCTCTTTATACATAAATTTTAAGAAACAACATAATAAATTTGGACACATAACATTTCATTTTGATAAAAAACGTAATAATAAATATAAAAATGTTGAAGATGGTAGATTTCATGCTAAAAATAATAGGAATAATACGCGTAAATATGCACTTAGAATACAAAAGAATAGTAATAATTCCTTTATTACTATGCGCTTATCCGATTACGCAAAAGGAGTGTTACCAGATTTCAAACAATGTATTGATAAAAGCCTTGAAGTTTTAAATGAATATTTCAATCCCAAGACCGCGGTGTACTTGGGGATTCATAATCCAGACATACCGCTGCATGTTCACGCATGTTTATCACGAATCACTAAAGTATTTAAGAGTAATAGTGGATCTCTTCAGCAAACACGAAAAAATCCATTATCTGTATATACGATTTTATCAACCCAGAGACCTCCGTCCTCACAAGCATCTCGCAAAAGCCCCTGGGGCAAAGTAAGAGAGGATATAGGCAAATCAGTCGATAATACTAGCAAATGATCTGGAAGCGGTGGCAAATCATGTATAGGATTCCATTTAATATCTATTTTCAGTAGGCTTTTTGGAAGTAAGGGGAGACTATTTATATTATTTGAAAATAGTTTGAGAATTTTTAATTGAGTTGGTAGTGCTGGCACTGTTTCAATTCTAGAAAAATTACAAATAAGCGTTTCTAACGTATCTGGGAGTGGTGGAAGACTTGTTAATACTGTTTCACGAAGACGAATATATTCAACATATGGAGGAAACGAATTAATAGTGTGAAGTCTATCAATATAATTCAAATCTAATGTTATTAAATTTCTTGGCAGCTTTTTTATATGACGCAGTTCAATACATTGATAAATATGCAGGGTCTCAATACTATCAGGGAGCGCATCAATAGAGGTTAACCGATGATTACATGCAATATTAATATAACGAAGTGTATTGGGCAAACGATCAATTGTAAAACATGCATTGCCGCAACACCATAAATGAGTCAGCCTCTTTAGAAGAGTATCAAAATGCATAATACTATTCGACTCGCATTTTAATCTTCGTAACCGTTTTGGAAGATTTGTAATATCCGTTAGTTGATTATCATAACAATTTAACCGTCGGACCTTTGATGGAATTGGCGGAAGTTCCGTCAAGTCAAGATCAGATAGATTTAGCCATTTTCGGGGATTTTTTAGCTTCTTCCAGCGACGAATGCGGCGCCGAGCCTCTTCCATTCTAGTATGGTGGTACGCTGGGTTTAAAGCGGGGTGCGTGGGGGTTTAGAACATCGTATAGACCTTTATAAAGGTTTGTAGGATGTTGTTGATAAATGTATACAGGAAATGGGGTTCGAACCCATGCGGATTTCTCCAGCGCATCTTGAGTGCGCCACCTTAAACCACTCGGTCATTCCTGTGATAAGATAGTACTATAGCTTATCACTGGTTTTTAGAGGAATTAACATTACTCTAAAAAGGTCCTAACGAGGATCGAACTCGTGCACTGCGGTTCAAAGCCGCATATCCTTATCGGTGCATTCAAATTAATGCATAACCACTAGATGATAGGACCACATCGGTGCCTGCAGGATTTGAACCTACACTCCCAGTGGGAAACAGATTTCAAGTCTGTCACCTTTACCAGATTCGGTCAAGACACCTTCAAATGCTACTTTTATAAGGAAGTAGCAAAACCTGAGTGCCCCTTCTGGAAATCGAATCCAGGACCTTTTCTTTACAAGAGAAATGCTCTACCGACTGAAGCTAAAGAGGCATAAATGTTTCTTTTATACAGGAGAAACAAACCTGGATCTGGCGCACCAGCTCTTTTATGACGGAAAAAGAACAACCCGCTGACAAGGACAGTCCTCCTTGCCTATACATGTCTATTCACATGTCTTTATACCTCCACCATTGGACCCTGCGGGTATCGCGCCCGCGTCTCTCGGATGCAAACCGAGCATGTTGCTTTTATCACCAAGGGCCCACACAGAAGGTCTCCCAACACCTTCTAATACATCATACACACATCTCTTTATATCCTTTTGGTCCTTCTGGGTTTCGATCCCAGGATCCCTGCGTTACAACTAGGTTTTACCTCGTATCAGCACAGTGCGATACCACTTCGCCAAAGGACCAGTTCCCAAAAAGTGGGACTCCAGGTTCTTTTCAAGGCTCAAGAACCAAACCTATTTCTCGTCGGCCGGAATCGAACCAGCGACTTGAGGAGAATCATTTTTAGAAGAAAATCCTCTACAATCCTCCGCTTTTGGCATTCAAGATATACTATGAATTCTACCAATTGAGCTACGACGAGACACCACAGGAAGCCCAGCACCTCCTACGAATGCATCGTAGTATATCTTTAAGCAAAAAAACGCAGCACCTCACACAAACACATACCAGTTCTCGCACTCGAGCGTAATGTCGCGAATCGGCAGAATGCCCGCAAAGAGGGAAATGATCTCTTCCTTGTCAAAGACGTGATAATAGCGATAGTAGACTGTGCCATCCTGTTTGTGATGCCACGGGACCAGATAGTCCCCACGCTCTCCAAGCGGCTGCCAAGACGGTTCCACCGAGTCATGCGACCAGACCGTGAGCATTCCGCCGCCCTTTCCATTGTAGACCCGCGCAAACTCTCTCAGGAACTGTCTGCGCGCATCTACAGTTGCAAGGTGATGAAAGACCGCAATGGAGATTACAACGTCCATAGACGCATCCTCATAAGGCAATGCAAGACCGTTGGCGACTGTTAGGGTGGCTGCTGGATGCTGCGTTTGTGCAAACTTTAGAAGAGGCTCGCACGGATCGCAACCAAAGATCTTGCAATCAGGACGCTCCCCGAGATTTTTCCCATTGCCACAGCCGATTTCTAGAAGCGACGAGTTTGCAGGAATGGAGGCTAGGAACTGGCGCACACCTCGCCAAGGCTTGTACCGCGTCTCGCTAAAATGCCCAGCAATCGTATCATAAACGTCATGAACATAGGTTTGCTCCATGATGACGTGGTTGGTACTCGTAGAAATAAACATGCCGCGTATCAATTTTTTCAAAGGAACAGAATAGAATGCCCCCGCCACTTGATTATACAATACGGTATCAAATTCGTAGTGGGCGCGTAAATTTTGCAAATTATGTCCAGCGCCGTCAGCTTGTCCAGGATGGGCGCCTATTGGGATTAAAAGCATATACTCCCGATGGCGACGCATCTATTGTATCAAATTTAGAAGAGGGTGCAGCAAGTACAACACCAGCTGAATACAATGCATATATATCGGCTGTTGCACCTCCCACCCCTGAACCTGAACCACCAGCACCCACCGGTCCTTTACTTCAATCTAAAAATAATGTAACAGACGGGGGATTCCCAGTTGGCGGCAGTGTAACTAAAGACATGGACAATGAAAACTATACTGAAGAATTTGACCCCTATGATTACCAAGCTCAGTTTTTTTCTGGAATGGCAGACTTTGTGGATGCAAATATAGTGGAAGGTGATAAGGCACCTGAAGATAGATTAATTGCATCCTACTGGAATGACCTAGGCAATGATGTTTTTGATGATTGGGGATATTTTTACCTGTATGATCCTACTTCAGGAAAATATTACTTCCCCCTGATTAATCCGCAAAATGGGACAGATGGAACTTTGACTACGCAAACCTTTACAGCTTTTGGTCGCACATTTACCATAACACAAGGATGGTGTGTACAAGGTATATTTAAATTTGATGTATCTACAAATGATTCCTTGCCATTCCGCTTTGGCGCCTATGGAAATATGGGATCTGATGGGGATGAAGATATTGAAAATTTAACCTACGGGTATGCTCTTGGCAGTACAAGTCTAACACTCTATTACCAAAAACATTCTGAAAGCGGAGATTCAAATGAAATATTATATTCATACTGGATTCCCAAGGCTATTGCTGAAAATAGTGCTCAAACATACGATTTCTACAATGACGGTGAAGATAATAGCATGATGTCAAAAGAGGTGACTAATGGTGTACTTGTCTACTTTGCCAAAAAGAACGATGTCAAAGAATGGGTTGTGAATGATTTAGAAATTGCCGCGTAAATACTATATATAGAATTTCTATCTTTCAACATATTGTTAGATACGAATCACGAGCCCAGTTTCTGAACTACGAATCAAACGAAATGGGTCCATCATCACAAATCCATAGTCCCACCCAGAATACGTCTTCAGATCTTTAATAACATTCTCTGTTCCAAAATAGGGGTGTGCAATTACATCATTGTCTGCAAATCCGTGTCCAAGCGTACACACTTCATATCCATGCATTTCAACGATATGCCCAGATTCTAGTACAAGGTTATAATACCCGTCCATGGGCTCTTTCTTTAGTTTGCCAGCAGGATGTTCTGCAGGAAACATCCATGGAAGACCCTCTTGGCGCATAGGATGCCACTGGGTAATTTGGAGACCACTCTCAAAATGAACCATTTCAATCTTTGCATAATGCGCTGGTGTAAAGAGAAGACATGCAACAGCATGCCCTCCGTACACAAGATCACCTTTTCGCAGGTTTCGCACCTTGCAATATGTATTGTCATGCATGCGCACAAAACAATCGCCCGCAAAACAGGGTCCCGCTTGATACATATATTGGCTCATATTAATCGGTCCAGAAGAAAAGGTTAGATCACCAGCAGTATATGCAGACGGTGTAGGGGGTTCAAGCGTGCTAAAAATATCGGCACCCTTTTCTTGAAGTTCTTTGAAATCATCGCTTGCAAAATGTTGAAGCACTTTATCTTTGAAATTAATGCACTGTTGAAGGCGAAGCGCCCTCGCATATGCAATGCAATGGTTTGCACCCCACGTAGACCACCATTCTTGTTTAGAAACCGCCTTTTGAATCTGCCCCTCGCTTTCGTTTGAACTCATAATATCAAGCAGCATATCCTGAATCAGTGGGTCTTGGGATTTTAGACTAGAAAGTTCTGTGTATAGCCGTGTGAGATTCCACATAGGGTCATTATCCGTATCTTGTTGGTGATGAGATTGTCCAAGCCGTTCAACATGAGGAATACCCTGGATATGTGTGAGTGCCTTGACAGTATCGTATAGCTTTGAAATATACTTTGCTTGTAGGGTTGAACCAAATTGTTCAATGGGGGTGGGAGTATAAAAAAGACCATTGTCATATTGAACCCCTCCAATCTTCATACCATCTTTCCAGATAGGAAAATACATGGATTTTGATTGACCTTTCAGACAATCGCCAATGAAAAAGGTTTCTTTACCAACTTGTACACGCACATTATGGGCAACAGTGAGCAGTGCTTTTGCGCACCAATTGATAAAGACGGTCCCTACCATACTGCAATCCGGAATAAACCCAAAACTTCCACCTCCTTCCACACATACGCTTTCCATTAGACCCCTGTCAAGGTTGTAGCCAAATCCAAACCCGCTAATCGTTACTTTAGATCCAATCTGGGCTAATTTTCGTTTGACCGTTGGCATAATTCCCATTGGAGGAATTGCGTCTGGTGTAGGCTCGCCGTCGGTCAGAAGGAGAATCTGTACATTCGTGCTGGGATTACGATTCAGGATAAGTGAAGCTTGATCGAGGGCAAGACGAAGTCCATCCCAAATATTCGTTGATCCACCCGCACTCAGATTTGTAATAGCCAATTTTGCTTCCGCGTATCCCAATGCATCCATTTGTTTTACGGGCATAAGAATTGTAGCTTTTGTATTAAATTGAATAATTCCAAGAGAGGATTTTGTAGTCGCATACTGTGAATGCATCAGAGCAGACAGGGTTTTCATAGAGTGCTTCACAAGATCAAGACGACTAAACGGGGCTTGTTCAGACGCAGCGGCGGCGGATTGTGATTGGGCTAAAGAATCCATTGATCCAGAGGTGTCCAGTACCGCAATAAGCGCCGTTTCCATTGGAGCCATAGAGTCACACTCGAGCTCAAGAGCCGCGTCTCCATCTGTTTCGGACTTTACAATACGAACAAAAAATGTTTTCTCAATTGGGGTTTGGATTTGGGGTTGGATTTCTTGCACAGTGGAAGTTTGTGAATGGGGGGTACTCAGTTTCCAACGTTCAATTGCGCTCCGCAGGGCAAAATTCGGTTTCAGATCTGCGAGTGCCATGGATTGACGTGTCATAGGGCTATCAGACTTGTTCTGAAGCCAGTGCTCAATATTGGATCGCTCATAGGTATGACCATCCGATCCAATGACAGGGTCTGTCATTAGATCCATTCCAATAGGGCATTTATATTCGTCAGGAATACTATCCATTTTACTTAAATAATGTGGACTTGGTTTAGGCGTCTTTGATAGGATCTAAAGCTATTTATGTGACCTATATAGATATACAGTCTCCTATCTTTACCCCGCACATGAACACAACTCATATCTACATCTTACGACTCAAAGGAAATCGATTCTATATTGGTAAAACAGAAAACGTACTTCGGCGCTATAAGGAGCACTGTAAAGGAGAAGGGTCGGTTTGGACACGAAAGTATGAGCCCATTGAGCTTGTTCTGGTGATTGAAGATGCAAGTCCATTCGATGAAGACAAGTACGTAAAAGAATACATGTCCAAATACGGCATTCAGAATGTACGTGGCGGTTCATACAGCTCTGAAGTGCTTGATGAAGCGCAATTGTATACACTCCAGCGTGAAATATGGGGTGCTAAAGATCGGTGCATAACGTGCGGGCGAACGGGGCATTTTGGAAAAGAGTGCTATGCAAAAACAGACATTTATGGAAATGAAATAGGCGATTATAGCTGCGAGCTTTGCAATACAATCTTTCAGAATTTAATGGAATGCACGCAACATGAAAAACTGTGCAGAACAGCACAAAAAAAGGCGGATTCGATCTGCTACAGATGTGGGCGCAAAGGGCATTTTGCTACAGCGTGCTATGCGCGGCGGGCGGTGGATGGGCGAAATTTACAGACATAGATAGATTAGATTGTCATCCGTATCGCGCATGTCATCCATTAGTACGTTTGCAGATGCAGCTGCAGCTGGTGCAGCGGTCGTCGCTGTTACCCTTGTAAGTCTATACGAACTACAAGTGCCACAGTGATCTTCGTTTGTTAGATTTACCTTATGGTCTAGTTTCTTACTACAATAGTCAACACGCCACCTGCCGAGTGGCGGCTGAACAGGAGACCGAAACCGTTTGAAGAGGGTAGAAAGTGTGTGCTTCATGATAGTATATGCAAGTGTACTTGACTATACTAAGATGTCGTGCGTCAATTTTTTGAGGAGGGGGCGTGGGAGGGAGGCGACACTAGGCTTTTATTTTAAATTCGCCAACACTAATTACCTTCTTATATAGTGCATTGTATTCAGTTTTATCCTGACTTTGCTTTAAAGATGTTAGTGTTTCTAGATCCTGAAGTACCGTATTCTCATAATATATATTTTCTTTTAATAGTGCATGTGTTTCATTATTCTTAACAATGGTTGCATACAGGGCGTTTTCATCTTTGAACACTCTATAGGTTGGATTACAGCGTGTTGGTTTTAACAGTGTTCGAATTAGCGGGTTGGGGTAATTTTCAATTACAAGGTTGAGCTTTTCTTCTGCTTCAGCGCACAATCTATCGATACAATACTCTTTAATTTCAACGGGTACATTCTCCGCAAAATTAGCATGATACCAAATTACGCTATTGGCTAAATAAATACTCGATAGACAGTCTGCCATGGCTCCAGAAATCATTTGTTCAGACTTGATCTTGCCCCCTAATAGTGCAATAAAGTTTGCAAGGTTTGCATATTTTTTTGTTATGTGTTCCAACCTTTTATTTTTACTGGACGGTAAAATACTGGATAGATAAAGATTGATAGTAAATCCAAGCATACTATTAAACTCTTTTCTAAACTTTTTGAGATCATTTGTTTGAATCGCGTCAAAGATGCTGTAAATGTAGGGATGAGACTTGTTCAACCCTTGTCCAAAAATAATCAAACTCCGTGTTAGTGTATTTGACCCCTCTACAGTAATTCCTACTGGACTAGCGTTATAAAATTTTGTGAAGAAATTATTTCTGCCTTCACAGATTGCACTGCCAGCATAAATATCCATGCCATCTAACAGTACTCTTCTAGACCGCTCTGTTGTCTGTTGCTTCATTATAGCGGTTAGAACAGATGGAACAGTTCCTTCGTCTAGAATATGCGCTGTAAATTTGACAGAGGATTGAATTACCCATGTATTATAAAACATATCTAAAAATTTTTCACGAACGCCCTGCATATTTCCAATCGGCATTTTAAACTGTTCTCGGTTTTGTATGTAATTTAAAATGCCAAAAGTAATTGCCTTGGATGCCCCATTAGCATTTGCGGGCAAACTTACACCCCTACCTACCGCCAAACATTCCATCAACATTTGCCATCCCTTACCCGCCATTTTCTCTCCGCCGATAATCTGGTCTAGACCTATATATATCTTGCCTTTTAGAGTTCCGTTGGGAAATCCTGCATTATTTGGATTATGATAGGTATTTCGCAATAGTCCAGGATGATCCTTTTCTATTAACGCGAGCGATACACCCGCAGCACCGCCATCTTTTAATAACCCATTTGGATCTTTGAGATTAAATGCAATACCAATGAGATCGGCTACAGGGGCGAGTGTAATGTATCGCTTGTCCAGCTCGATTTCGATAACTTTGGAACCATTAATTTCTTTAACTGTGCCTATGTCAATAGCCCCTGTTGCATCACTACCGTTATGTGGTCCTGTTAATCCAAAACATGGGACTAATTTACCCGTGGCTAGTCGCGGCAAATATTTCTCTTTTTGCACATCCGTCCCATAATGTTGCAAAAGCTCCCCTGGACCAAGCGAATTTGGAACCATTGTAACAACTGCGAGTGAAGGATTATAAGATGACATCATTGTAAGCACATCACTCTGCGTAGAAATTGGAACACGATTTCCATTATATTTTTTATCAATAATCATGCCCAGGAATCCATTGTTTCCCAAATCGGTCAATATATCCTGTGTGACACTAGACGGATATACCTTCTGATCGCCGTATTTTCGTAGCATATCTCTAGTCTTTTCAAGCATGGTGTTTGTATTTGAAGTGGGGGCGGGAGCCATTTTTCCCAGTTTCTTGTAGTCTACTCTGCCACTAAAAATAGCCCTGTCTATGCTCACACCTCCTGATCGCAGTGCAATCAACTCTGTTTGAGAGATTTTGGGAATAATTCGCTTTACACCTGAAAAGAGTACTGAATACATCCTATACTGTGAGCCAGATATATATCTTTAGACTTGTATTGTGGGCGGATGGATTTATATGGGACTATATGCAATGATTGATGGGGAGGGGGGTTTAAAGATAGGTAAGGAAAATTGAATGCATAAAATATACATGGCTGTGTAGAGATTAAAAGTTGTGAGGAGATGGGCTACATATATCTCATCACAAATATGATAAATAAAAAACAGTATGTGGGACAAACAAAGCGGCTAGATATTCAAGACCGTTGGAGACAGCATAAATATAAAAAGGCTGGGCGATATCTTGTTGGTGCATATGAAAAATACGGCGTTGAAAACTTCAAATATCAAATCATTTGCATATGTTTTGATGAAGACTGTGATAAATATGAAGAAGAATATATCAAAAAGTTTAATACAATGCATCCACATGGATATAATTTAAAAGAGGGGGGTCATTTTAGTAAACTACATCCAGACTCTGTTGAAAAGATGAAGGAAAGTCTTAAAAAGGTTTGGACCGAGGAGAAGCGGAGGGAAATGAGTGAGCGTTTCAAAGGAGTGAATGGACCTAATTATGGAAACAAAACTAGCGATGAAACAAAAGAAAAGTTGAGTGAAAAAAGTAAAAAATACTGGGAAAATATGAGTAAAGAAGAATATGAGCGTATTTGTAAAGAACGGAAGGAGCGATTTACAGGACAGACTCCTTCTCAAAAGGCAATAGATGCATTAGCAAAGGGGAGAGAAATAAACGAGTCGTGTAATAGAAAACCTGTTGGTAAATATGATACAAATGATAATCTTATAGAGGAATATGCAAGTATAACAGCTGCATCTACAAAAACAGGAATATGTCACGGTACAATTTCAAAGGTCTGTTTAAAAAAGGGGTATTATAAAACCGCGGGCGGATTTGTATGGAAATATTTGTAATCATCAACGGGAGGTTCTTTTTTCAAATAGTAAAACTAGAAGAAAAAAAGAAAAAGTGGTCGCTGAGGGATTTGAACCCCCGACTAATCGCTAATAAGGCGACTGTTCTGGCCGTGCTGAACTAAGCGACCTACTCGTATATACCAATACGCGTAGGTCTCATCATCCACCTACACTACTAAATCACATACTCTTTATACTCCTTCATTTCACTTTTTAGTAATCACCTTCTTCTTGATTACGGTGCTAGTTTTCTTGGGTACCGGTACGGGCTCCGCATCGTCGGCGTCCTCCTCTTCGGCGGGTTCAGGAGCAGGGGGCGCTTTCGGCAGCACAGCAGCCACCACGGACGGCTTCTTCGGAGGAGGAGCAGAGAAGGCTTCATCTTCGCCATCATCTGAGCCTTCAGCCTCTTCATCGTCCTGGACAACTACCGCGGCTTTCTTGGAAGGGGCGGGAGCAGAGTCGCTCGCATCCAGCTCGCTGTCTACGAACGCCAGATTGCGAGAGCTCTGGGGCAGACTGGTCACAATAGCCTGACTCAGCTTCCAGCTCAGACCATATTTCATGCCCGCAAACCATACACCCGTGCACTGAATCAGACAAGTCACCTGAGCACCCTTCACTAGCAGTTCCTCCAGAGGAATACCTTTGTACTGCATGCGCTTCTCATCAAAGCACACTACATCAAAGTCCTGGGAGTCGCGCTTCTGGCGCAGAGACAGCTTGATGGTGGGAGGATAAGGCTTGGGATTGCCTTCGCGATCCTTGGCTAGACGGACCATGGGAGAATAGAAGGCTTTAATGACATCGCGGCTCATTTCAGACTTGAACCATTGTTTGGAATTCTTCACACCCTGGTCAATCATAAACTCATCCAGACGGCTCAGAGCATCATGGAAAGGCTTCATCTTGTTTCCAGGTTCGTCATATCCGCGCAGGGATAGTTCTACACTGTACTTGACGGGACCAGCCTTGTCATATGCATTCATGCCATACGGCAGGTAGCAGTTGGGAGTTTGAAAGACGAAGGAGCCATTTTCATAGTTGGCGTAGCATTGCTTGCCGCCATTATCTAGAACTTTGAGTTGACTGAAGGTGAGTTTCTGGGTGTTAAAGTTAGAGGCTACAACGGTGTTAGAGGACATTTTGATTGCTTTCTTCTGTACCTTTCGGCTACTAGGGCGGAGGAGAATCAATTTTTCGGTTTGAACGCGGTCCGGGATGTGAGGCGACGTATGAAGTGTGAGGAGGCTGCACTTTTTTTTTTGAATCTAAACAGAAGTACGATGGACGCCTCAAAACTAATAGAAAAGCGCATGCAAGCATCAAACACCTATCGCAGCAACTGGCAGCCACGCGATGCGAGTGAAGTTACCATGCGTAAAGTGCAAATGAGCCAAAAGAATGCATCCAGCACACACCATGGACCCAGAGGAGAGTGCTGCTCCGACGGAAAGCCGCCAGTACCCCGTTCCACCAGTCCAACAAATGGATTCAGCACAACATACAGTCAAGAGCCCGTTTTTCAGCGTAAAGCGGGATGTGCAAACTGCAACGATCCCAACTTTGGAGCTGCTGGGGGCGTTGTTTTACAGACTTGTGCAGAAGTACAGACTATTCTGGAGAGACCGCCAAATCCAGTCAAGGGATCCAGCTGCTATTGCGCAGATCCTGGTATCAAACGCCAACCATTTCCAAGAGACTGCAGCATCATTGAGCCAGCCTATACTGGGTCTCTGAATCAAGTCCCCATCACAGCCTCTGAGCGCTATGGACACTTGCCTAAACAACAATATCCCTACCCGAGCGGTTAGTTGAAAGTAGCTAAAATGTATCCTCCTGCATTTCTACGAGCCACGGGTAATGTTCACGAACGCGTGGACTTACAATTGCAAAGGCTGTCATGCCGTACAAGGCTCCAAGTATCTTGTGCTCTTTGAGCTGAGCAGACGATACAAACCTATCTAAGAGATCAAGAATAGATTTTTGCCACCATTTCTTGTCGTGCTTATAGCGCAATTCACTAGGATTCCACTTGAAAAGCAAATTTTCAGCTGAATTCCAATTTGGCACCACGAGCTGCTTTACATCCTGGCTAAGTTGAAGGCGATGCGACCACAAATCCCACAATTCAGCGTAAAAGAGCCATAAATAGGGTGCAGATAATTCTTCAAACCAATTGAGACATGTATGGTATCCAAGAGCATCGTATTTCATTGTCACGTCTAGAATGCGTTGATGCCAGAGTTGTTCTGGTGTAAGCGCAGTGTCGGCTAAATGCACGAGGCAATACTTGCGTTTGCGCAACCACTCACAACGGCGCGTATAGCTGGATTCATCTGTATTTGAAAAGGGTTCTCGAGTATAGGGGTTCAAAATAGCTTCACGACTATCTTGTGCTCTTGTCATTGAAATACTTCGTATGTCAAAAAGCCACATGTGTTTTTTAGAATCTGCATAACTCCATCGGTACATCATTGGAATACTCGCTGTAAAATCCAGCGTATATACGTCGGTTTGATTTTCAGCGTCGGCTGGTGCATTGGCGGCAGGTCCTTGTCGCTGGAAACGGAGAAATCCAGACCAGAGTAACCACCACCGCTGTATTTTTTCAGCCGCTGTATTTTTAGAATATGTAGGCGTACCAACAGTTGTTTTCTCTTGAAAACGCGTAGGATTTTTATAATGTCGGGCGCAGAAATCGCCATGCGATGCTGGATTTGGACATTGAGAATCCGGATGTTTTTTAGATCGAATATTTGTGCAACGTCGTACAAGCGTGTTTGTTGGTACGCCGCCGCCCTTTTTCTTAGGCATCCTATCTCTCTACACTACGAGAGTATTTTCAGTTATCTATAAGCCCTCTGAGTACTCGGATAGACTTTTTATAATTTCAAAAAAAAATAGAGGGGATATGCCAAACAGGGGTAAAAGTTGAACGCAGGAGCAAAAAATTGCACGCCCGTTTTCCCGAGTTTAGAGGTACAAGATCGCGGAAAAATGTCTAGCACTAATACCTCCAGCACCAGTACGATGAACGCCCCCAAGAAGTCTGTAAAGAAAACTGCCCCTGCTCCTGAAGTCGCCGCTGCTCCTGTTCCTGCCGCCGCTGTAGCTAGCACCCCTGCTCCCGCCGCCTCCAAGAAGTCTACTCCCAAGCCTTCCCCTGCGGCTAGTGTCCCTGTCCCCGCCGCCCCTGTAGCCGCCCCTGTACAAGTCGTGACTGAAACCCCTGCTGCCTCTGAAGCCTCTCTGGCTGACGAGCTGAAGACCCTGCAGGATCAGCTGACCAGCATTCGCGACTCTGCCAACGCGGCTCTGGCGTCTCTGAAGCGCGTAGCTAAGCGCGCGGCTTCTGAAATCAAGGCTGCTGGCAAGAAGCGCAAGAACCGCAGCACTGAGAGCACCACTGAAGGCGCCGCCCCTAAACACAACAACCTGACCGATCCCGTGCCCATCAGCGATGAGCTGTCCGCCTTCCTGGGGCTGAGCAAGAACAGCAGCCTGGCTCGCCAGGATGTAACTCGTGCCATGAACAAGTACGCCAAGGAACACAACCTGGCTGAAGGATCGAATATCAAACCCAACGCTGCCCTGAAGAAGCTGCTGCGCATCGGCGATGATGTCGAGCTGACCATCTTCAACCTGCAGACTTACCTGAAGCCCCACTTCCCTCCTTCCAAGTCAGATATTGCAAAGGCTGCCAAGGCTGCTGCGAAGCCCAGTGCGTAAAGTGTTTAAAGACGAGACAATAAGACTAGATGTGAAGAAGCCTAGTCGTTGAAAAAACACGCTTCTGTCCCTGCGATGAAGCTTGCCAGTAATCAATGCCCATCATCGTAAGTTGATGTAAAAACTTGCTAAAAGCCTTGTTAAAGGCTTCTAGCAAGGTTGACCGAGTGGTTTAAGGTGGCAGATTTAAGCTCTGCTGGAGAAATCCGCGTGGGTTCGAACCCCACACCTTGCATAATTACAGTACATCTTTTTTGTTTATGAGAGTCTTCTAGACCCTGATATGCAATTTATTTTCTAGATCTACGCAGTTTTTGTAAACCTGCATTGCGTTGTCTCCTCAGTTGATCATAGCAATTTGGACAAACAGTGTTACCTTGAAATGACTGAAATGGAAGTGGCAGTCCTTGCCACATATCTCCATGTCCACAGCGAGTACACACAATTGTATTTTGTTCCATTTTTATATCTACAAACTTTATCAACGAAATAGATATCAATTTTTTACCGCTACTCTAAATAGAATGCCTCCGCGCCGTTTTAAAAAGACATACAAGAAACGGTCTATTATAGCCCCTATATGTCCTTGCTCGCCCGATGTTGGGGATTGCCCTCGGTGTCACCTCCCCAAGAAAAATTATAAGAAAACACGCCGCCGCCATAGTCTCATCATTCATAAGGCATCGGCTCATAGTTCATAAAGGCTTTATAAATATGAAGCTGATCTTCACGAATCCATGGCTCAACAGTTTCTACCGATCGATAAAAGATATGAGAATCGTCTGGCCAAACAGCTAGCCAATCCGGATATTTTTGTTTAAGCGTCGTTAGATTTCGAAAGACCTTGAGCATATGATACGCTTGCTGAATTGTAAAGTTGTTTTGTTCTTGACTGGTCTCTGTAAAACACATGGAACATAGACTGCGGAACTGCCAATCCCCAAATCCAAGCTCCTGCAGAATTTGCTCTCGATTATACTCTCTGAACTGCATTCCATCCTCTAAAGGCGTCCAAAGCAGCTTTGCTCCCATAGCCAGCAGATCCATATCCCCACTAATTACAATATCCAAATCGCCCTTTGCGCACGCCGCCGCCAATAATCCATCGGCTTCCCCCCTCGCCTTGACCATCGGCACTTTTTCTTCATAAAGGCGTTCTTTGATTGCATGGCGAATTTCCCTCGTAAGGCTCCATCCCTTTTTCTGATGTTCAGCAGCCCGCCATTCCAGCAGAAACCTCTCGTCCTCTGTAAGATCTGTTGTATTCAAAAGTTCTAAAAGTTTATTTGCATTTTGAAGTTCCTGGTCACGGACATCGCGACGACGTTGCGCTTCCCACTGTTTACCGTCTTCTGCACGCCCGTCAAAGACTAGAAGAACCTGGTGGCGATTCTTTTGCAGAGCTCGAATAAAATCAAGGATTTTTTGTGTATTCCCTTGCCACCGATAAATATAGAAACTAATATCGATTCCGATTCGTTGGCGAGAGAATTTGGGATTCAATAAATCGTCAAATGTTTTAGGAACACTGTATTGTCGAAGAAAACTCTGTAATCCACGAACACCCATAAAAATTGTACTGCCTTGTAGCTTACAAGATCATACAAGCAATTTTTTAGATGGCTTAATCATCTTTGGGTTCACAAATAGTAAATCGTAAAGATTTAACTTTTGTATATCCATCTGGCGCAGATGGCACCTGAAGACCAAGACGGCGCCAGACTTCCAAACGACCAATTAAATATCTCCACGCATACTCTTTTGAAGAATAGACTTTATAGGCATCTTGCAGCGTGGCGGCTTGTCTAACTGCCCAGCTAATTTGCTCTCGCATGTGCCGCACAAACGGCTGGGGTTGTCCCTTTGCAGCCATTCCGCATAAAAATAACTCCGCCCACGCCTCCGTATCCGCTTCAATATGAGACGTATCCAAATGATAGGGGTCTGAACAAGAGGCGTGGAATAATTCATGAATTAAAACACGCGTCACCTCCTCTTTTCTGTACAAAACTATCGTCTGTGGCTCACAACGAAAGGCTGCACCGCCATTTACATGCGCAGGTCCAATTTTGGTCCCTAGATGCGGAACTTCGCGCTTCTTTGGATGTGCAAATATAAGAATGCGCACCCTTTTTTGAGGACTCAAGAGACGAACACAACGCCACCACAAATTCCATGGCGGATGTATTGGATCCTTTTTAAACGATACAACGATAATTTCACCCAAAGAACACGTCGTTTTTAATGCGACTGCGCGTCCTGCACCGAGCGCAGACGCAGACTCTTTCTTCAATCCTGCAGTGTCAAATGGGTCGTTCTCGCTGGCAGTATTAAAAATATAGGTCAAATCTCCGTGTGTAAGGGGTTGGGTTCTGTATACAGGGGGTGGCTTTCGGTATTCGTCCTGTAGTTGTCTTAAAAACGGACCCATCCATGGAAGATCCAACATGCTGCTCATTCCGCACTCCTATCTAGAATGCAGAGTTTCTTAGACTATTGCGGTGTTGCTAGGGCTGTGGCTAAATGAAGACCAAGATGTTCCCATGCAATCGGAATTCTATAACTCGCCAGAGTTTGACCACCCCCTGTAGAAGATTCATTTGCAAGTACCGCTACAGCCTTTTTGAGCCTGTCTTCGGGTATAGGTAAATGCAACAGGGATTCCAGAATATAATGCACTACCTCTTGCCAACGCAAGTTACGCTGCAGACAAAAATAAATCCAATCGCGCACCTCTTGGATACGGCTAAGTGTCATTGGCTTTTTGCTCCATGATAATAGGAGTTGATCAAAATATTGCCCCCAGTCTAGCACATTTGTTCCATACTTTTGGCGCATGTTTACAAGTGTAAGATCTTTACCACCGACGGGGATTTCAACAAACCAATCGACCAATTCATAAGGTAGAGGCAATTCACTTGTGCACCAAATAACGAGACTTCCTTCGTGCTGTTCTAGAGCTGTTTGAAGTTGCAACACACTGACGTGGCTCAAAAGATGCGCATGATAAAAAACAAGAATGCGCTTCACAGAGTGTTTTTTCTTCCCCACTGCAACTTCTGTTCCGTATCCTAGGCGCTCCAAAAGGCTCGCAATATAATTTTTATCCTGCATAGACATGCGGGCAACATCAAATCCTAGATGAACAAGTGAAGTTTCATAGGGGATTCCCTCTTTCTGTTGCGGCGTCTCTGTTTCATCTTGCTGGGCTTCTGTTTGTTCAGAATCCCTTTGCATCTTTTTATTCGTATCCGTGGACCAAACAGATTTGCGAATTTGAAATCCTACGCCGCGCCCCTGTGCAACATGTTGTAACGCCTTATGAATATGTGTCTGTTTACCAGTCCCTTTATTTCCAATCCAGACAAGATTTAACTCGTCCATTCTGTGCATGTATAGACTGTGCGTTTAGACCTGTCCGTTGTCGAGTACTCAAAGATACGCAACATCCTATACTATAGAAGTATGAATGGAAATTATGATACAGGATGGATAGAAATGGTCCTTCCTATTGAACACTTTGATCTTGATTGTATACAATTGGAATCACCTAGACGACTACGTTCTGCAGAGACAGATGTTCGGTATGAACGTCTTATTCTCCCTTTAGCCTATGAAACGCCGTTATATCGGCTTCCGTGTTTAGCTATTCTCACACCTTTTATGAAGGTACATTCATGGGATTCGAGCACGGGGCGACTTGAATTTGAACTAGAACGCGAATCTATAGTCTATAAATATATTACAGCCTTTGAACAAAAATTAATCCAGCTTCTTGTCGACAATTCAAAATGGTTGGGCTATTCCACGCACGACATACAATCCCATGTGCAGCAAAATTTACAGTATGCAATTCACGACTGTATTCTTACAGTGTATTTGCATGGGCAAAATGTTTCAACGAAACCAATGGGCAGAGTGTGGGGATGGAAGCAAGGGTTATGGGCAAAAGGCGCAACACCATCGAGCTTTAAAAAAGGGCAGCAACTACGTGTTGCTCTCCGCTTTCAGGGCATTTGCTTCTTTCCCAACGCGCCAGCGAAATCCAAATACCGAATTCAACACCAGACTATTGCAGTTTATTATAAAGACGGGTAGGATTAAATACTTAGGAGTGCACAATAGACAATGAAGAAGCGCTCACTGCAAAAATACTCAAGAAGAGATTCACAAAGAGCATGATAAGTGTAAAGAATGGAATATATCCAGGATTTTGAATAAAGTACATGTAGGCTACAAATCCGAAAATGCCAATAAGAACTGCACTTATACCCGCGACAATACCAAGATTCTTGCGAATTTCAGCGGCATTATCCTTGTTTTGCGTCAAGAAACCAAGCCACACCATGATGGCAATTACGCCTGTTAATCCGAGTCCTAAAAGGGTCCATAGTATAGGGTCTGTTTGCATCTATATCGCTTCCTATTCTATAGGGGGATCCTATGAAGTTCTACTCGCCAGTCTGCGCATAGAATCCAGATTACTGGAACATGTCAGCGCCCAATCGGGCATTGTATAAATGACAAAAAGGACAAACAGAAGGATGAGAAGAATTAAAATTGGAAAGATAATGTGCCAAAATGTGGATGTATTTAATCGCTTGGTTCGGGAGCCTTCTTCCGCCATTCTACTCGCATAGCCCTTATTTTATATCCAATCGTTAGGAATATGCCCCCGCGGCGCACGCGAAAAAAAGGGAGGCGCCCACCAAATCCGGGACCAGAGACGTGCTCACCGTACGCAGCCCGACGAAACAAAGGATCCTGTTTAACGCCAAGTGTACTTAGGAATATCGCTTCACGAACTCTTAAATATCGCGGGAATACAAGTGGGGGAAGTAGAAGTCTACAAGCCGAGATTGCAAACGAACTGGGGTGTAAGAGCACAGATGAACGGTGTATTTTAGAACGTTCTGCATTGAGCGCCAAAGAGAAAAAATCACTCTTGAATACGTATTTTCGTCCAAAGATGCCCGAAGAGTGGAAATCGGATCCGGATGCATGGCTTAGTAGCGACGATATCATTCATGTTATGAAACAGTACGAAAAGGCGTATACGGATTTCAAGTTTTTGGGCGTTGTTCCAATTGACTTTTCAGCCCCCAGCCCCTATGTATCTGGATCCGAGAAGAAATGTATGAATGACCAGTTTTGCCACGTGGACTTGAAGGAGGAAAGGGGGCGGGGAATGCGCATACTCGGTGCGATATTCAACTTAGATCCTCATTACAAGGATGGAAGCCATTGGGTCGCTTTGGCTATTGATTTGAAGCGCAATTGTGTTTACTACTTTGACAGCTACGGCGTTGAACCGCCCAAACAGGTTGCGCGATTTATGCGCTATTTAACACTTCAAGAGCCGAATTTACGTCTTGAAAGCAATGGACGTCGTTTCCAGTTCAGCAACACTGAATGCGGCATGTACAGCATGTATTTCATTATACGCATGATTGAGGGCGAGTCCTTTAAAAAATTCTGTAAGAACAGAATTGATGATAAATATATGTTGCAATTTAGAAAGGTTTTATTTGATCCAAATGCATAAGGCGCCGAGTCTATGTGGCTGCAATGTCGCTGCAATGTCGCGCATGTCGTTTATATCTAAAGCACTTCCTATTGCATTCCAGTAGAGATACGTCCTGGGATGCAAAAAATGGCTACTCAGAATCCTGCAACAGAACGTCAATATTTTGGGGAACAAAATGAGCAGCAGCTTTTCAGCATCATCACGCAAGATTTTCAGCAAAAACTCGGCAGCGGTCTTACAACCACGCAGACAAACCGCCTGGGGCGTACGCTGGAACATTATATGCAAGAGGTGTGGGATGTCAATGGACCCATGCCTATACAGTCTCTGAATCGCGAAGTTATTACAGCAGTCACAAGAGACTTTACATCTTATCTCCGACGCGGGGAATTAGCCCCCACGATTGTCGCTAGCCAGCGCATCGTCTCAGATCCCGCAAACCAGCCTCAAACGGAAATGGCTGCACAGCGCCTCCTCCAACAGCAGGGTGTAGCCGTTCCTCCCCGCCCGACATTTGAATCCAACTTACTCATGGACACTGGGTCACGATTCGAACAACTTCAACAAGAGCGACTCCCCCCCTCTGCTCCAAGACCTGCGCCCCCCAACTTTTCCATTCCCGTTGTTGCGAGCGGAGACGAACAAAGTGCACTTTCCTTATACGAACAAGCTAAAAAGATGCGTCAAGTTGAAATTACAAAACAACAAGAGGATGCCCAGCGTCTTTCTGGGGTTCAAACCGCAACTGGAACTGCTGTTACAGATGTAAATCCTCTTGTACGATTTATGAGCCCGCCCTCTGTTCAAAATGATGCACAAAATAATCCTACAACGGCGCAACCTATTGCGGCGATTGCTCCTACCCCACGCAGCACGCTTCCACAAGACTTTTTAATCAAACAGGATGATATTGTTAATTACAAGGAAACAGAGCATAACTTAATTCTCTATAGCGCAGATCGTGACTGGCTGACGAATTCAAAGGAAAATCGGTATTCTTTCAGTGTCACCTTTGATCCTGCAAACAATAAACACGGATTCACAATGACCCCGTCTTCCACTAAAAAATTCAAAAATATCAGTCGCATTGAATTAGTCAAGGCAATTTTGCCTTCCGAAGGACTTCAGAACCTTGTTAGCCGCGTGTCTGGGGGGGCTTACGACACTGCATCAAAAATCAACGTCTTATCTTACCCCTATGTGCTTGTACACATTCCGGAACTAGATACGAATAACTACGGCACGGACAATAATATCGACAACTCTTTTGCAGTTTTACAATACGATGCCAACTGGTACACGGACACGACAAACCTTTCCGATGGATATCTGGGTATGATTCCTAAATTCATGAAATGTCAAAAGGTATATCAGCCAACACCCCTGGCAACTCTGACAAAACTGAGCATTGAGCTTCAGAGACCGGATGGAAAATCTATCAGCGCTTCTCCTGATACACTCACCATTCAAAACATCTATGCGAGCAGCACGTTTCCTGGAAGCTTTGTCTATAATGGTCTCTATTCTGCTGCGACGCTTGCGAGCGGTTCTGTATATTATTTAATTCAAACAACAGAATACTTTAATCAATGGATGTTCCAAAAGGGGAATCGCATTCAACTCAAGGGTGTTGATCAAAATCAAATCGCTGGGACAATGGCGGCTAGCAACTTTGCAGACTACATGCAGCGCGAAGAAGGGCTACTCATTGTCGGTGTTGGTAAAAATAGTGCAACCGATCCAGATATGCCAAACAGCATTGGGTATGCCAATGTAATTGTTGTAGAAGCGCCATTTGCATTCCCTACTGCTGCAACACCTGATGTACAACCCTTTGGTGGTTCAGCTTTGGCTAACTCTGATCTGGCAACTGCATTAAGTACAACCACCTTTACAGGTGCAAAACTAATTAACTTGACCCATCAAACAAATGTTGTTCTTCGAATTATAACGCGCGAGTTGGATCCTGCTGCTCGTGTACGCCCGGATAATCTGTAAATGATTTGAATATTTAGCATATTTAGATCATTTTATTCCTTTCTAATTAGATGGAAGGGCTCATACCCCTATTACTAACAGCAGGGATAGGCGGCGGATTTCTATACGCTGCTAAAAAAAAGGAAGGATTTGCAGCTACAATTGATCCCCCCGTTGAAACGGCTATGCGCGGCGGCGACTTTCTTGAACTGGCGCAGTCTGGCGGCTATAAATTCAACCCAATTATAAATTTAACAGATCCTAAGAACAACCCATTCTTTTCTGAGAATGCATCCCGTGGAGAAATTAGTCAACAAGACGCAAAAGTAAAGCAAGCTTTAGGAAGTGCACTTGCATCACCCTCTTCCGAGGGTGTACAATTAAGAGCGTCTGATACATCTCTATATGACATAACACAAACAAAGGGGGGAAAGACACTTGAACATATACGCATGTGTGAAAAGCTGCGCGCATCTTCATGCGACGCTTTTAATGACCCCAAATTTGCAGAATCTTGCGGCGTATGTCTCGAAGGAGGTCGTGACAGCGGGGGAAATGCAACACTTGGTGGCTTATTCATGGGGAGCGACGATAAACTAAATGCGCGTGAATCAGCCGCCCGAATGGGAGCAAAGCGTGTGACCTATACACCAACCGTTGGTCAGTGCGCTCCTGGCGCATTTGCGGTTAATAAAGCACAATGTGAGGTTATTAAGAAGCGTCTAGAATGTGAAAAGAAGCAAAACTTTGACGTTCCTGGATGCAGCCAATGCTATCAAGACGAGCGGTTTTATTTCTTGGATGAGCTCGCTGAGTTTGATCAGCCCCACCTTGTTCTTGTGGGACAAGGAAAACTATCTGTATCCTATATTGATACCACCGGAAAACTCACAACACTTCAAAAGGATCTTTCAACCAATCCTACAACCCTAGTCGTGCCTAAATTTAATGAAGGCGATATACTTGAACTGCAAATTAGTCCAGCAGATGCAAAAGTGGCTGGATATTTGACTGGAAAAACAGCCACTGGAGAGTTTACAATGGATATCATTCGTTTGATTCAGGTTGACTTGGAGTCAAATGCAAAGCCACGCATGAGCGGGTTTGATGTCATAAATGGAATTGATGTGACTGTAATTCGCCCCTCGGCTGGAAAAGCGTCCATGCGTTTACCTGTCCGCAACGTCTTTTCATTTCTTGCACAAGATCAAGCTGAAGCCGCCTCCTGTGCTGCAGCCCCGTTTATAAAATCATCCGCGAGTGCTGAATTTTTAAATAGCGGACCCTGTTACAAAAAGGGTCAACAACCTGGTCGGTATTCATTAGAATGTCTGCAGGGGATTTTTACAAATGCAGGGTGTACAGTCGACGGTGAAGGGTACCCATCAAATGATGCAAAGGCGAAAGCACTCATGCAAGGGGCTGGGGGGAGACAGTTATCAGTGGCTCAAATCGCTGGAAAAGTATACGAGGCGAATCAAGCTGCATTTTCTGGACAACGAGGAGGGAAAAAGATGGCGCTCCCTGAATGGGATGAGGTTTCCCGCTTTTGCACTGGAAAGCAATTAAACAACCCCTGCGACATGGATGATAAAGTTTCTGGACCTTTGAGTGCAGATTGTCTGTCCTACTTGTGGCAAAACACGGGTGCTGTTGATAAAAAACCTGGTACCCTCGGTCCAACATATTCCAACTCTTCAAAACCAACAAGTTTGAGTGGGAAAGAGATGCGATACTGTACAGCAAACGGTACAATGGCGCCTATAGATGCAAGAGGGCAATACAATCAAACCGCTATTGCTGCAGCGCACAAGGCGGGCGGTGTAGATGCGGTCAAAGCCCTCTACAATCAAATCCATGCTCTTGCAAACGATAATGGTCAAACAGATGCCAAGCGAAAAGCGGCGATTGAACAATGCTACGGTCTTATGCTCGAACCTCTTCCTGACGCCACGATTCCTGGTTCTGTAAATGCAACTATGAATACAACAAGCGTCTTGGATTCCAGACCTGGTCGCACGAAATCTGCATTGCAGCGGAACAATTATACACCAATGGATTGGTCTAGATTTTCCAAACCCGTGTCAGTTCTAGGACCTTATGGAATGAACCCATGGGGAACCTGGTGGGCTGCTGGATTTCCAGGGAATGCTGGAGCAAAATGGATATGGACAAATCCAAGAGCAGCTGCTGATGAACCTAGTTGGGGGTGGCAACAATTCTTTTATAGATATACAAACACTACAAACGCGCCTATTCAAGTTACTCTTATTGTAGCCGCTGATAATGTGTCTTCTATTCTTGTTAATGATGCACTTGTTGGAAATTCAACTGGAAATGTTACCCGAGTTAGTGTTCGTTTTTTACCAGGTGAAAATAAACTGCAAATTAATGCAGCCAATCAAGGCGGTCCTGCTGGATTGTGTGTTGTTGCGCAAGGAGCCAATGGTACAGTATTTGTATCAGACGGTACATGGACAACCAATACGTAGATGATGCTTGTATTTTAGACCCATGCCCATTATAAATGGGCACGTGAGCGCGATCGATAAGGATTTTTACTATGGATAAGGCACGGCTATGCCGTGTCTTGCGCCCAATTAAAATCCTCAGCGATCTATTACTATAGTGAAAATAGTTTCTATTTCTACTATAGGATGTTTCGTGCACTTGCTACACTACAAAGAGAGGGTAGGGTAGCAGAGGGGTTTGCTTCTATGGATCAAGCAGCCTATGTTGCAAAACAAACAGCAACCTTTAATCAACAGTACCCCAACATGTTTTTAACCGGTCTGCCTACGTCTGATACTGAATCACCGCGACGTAGATTGGCTTCAGCAGGGGGCGCATTACAAACATGGGATCCTGATACCCGACAATCTTCTCTTCGTGATATTGATATTGCCCAATATGCTACATCAGTTGATCTAAACTTGGATTTACAAGCTGAGAGTGACCGCTGTAAAACCGCATCATTAGATTCCCTATTAAATACGCAGGATCCTAACAAGAAACTCCGTTGTGGCTGGATTTATAAAAAGGGTACGCGCGGCGACCGTCCCGCAACCTCTGAAGGGGCACTTGGTACACGAGAAAAACCAGCTGGATTTATAAAGGCTCCTGACGGCACATGGTATTGGAATTTGGACGAGGCTAAAAAGAGGGTGTTGGGCGACAAGTGTGAAGCCATGACAAGCTGTAAAGATGTAGGATCCGCTGCATTTCAAGGTTGTGCATACAGCAAAACCCGCGGCATTGGCGTCCCCGTTGATTCCCAAGGAAATGTATTGTATCCCAGAGATCCCAAATATTCAGCGCCACAATCTAGCCTAGTTATAAATCCAGCGAGCTGCCCTGCACCCCCCGCTGTGGGGAGTCCGCAATATCAATTACAGCGCAGCCGCGATCTTTGCACACCCATGCCCGATGGAAGATTGTCAAGAGATTGTATGTTACAACAAATAACTGCGGCTGGATGTAAAATGGATGGAAGCCTTTATAATGCACTCGTATCCCAAGCGCTCCCCAATAACTATGCAGCCGGTTTACAATCACTGACAAGTTTTCAAAAATACCAACAGCTGGCTGCAAAACCTATTCTAGATTCCGTCATCCGTGATGGTTCCACTACTGTTCAAACTGCATTAGGTACATTTCGCTCGCTTGCAGACGAATCTTCCAAGGTGGGAACAACTGCGCTGAATTTTGCAGCGCGCGATTTGTGCTTGAAACGTGGTGTCATGGATGAATATGACTTCTGTGACGATTTAAATTCCAATAGCGTCGCCCCCTTTGCACTAGAATGTCTACAGAAGGCGTTCTTGCGAGCTGGTGGACAACAGAGCGGATCCATGTATCCAACCGCCGCAAACCATGCAGATTGGAACGGATTGGGAAGATGGCAAGCCGTTTTGGATAAAATACAAACTCTCAAAAGCCAAACCATGTCTAAGAATGAGGGAATTCAACGCGGAGCCCTTCAAACCTTTATGGGTATTGCGCGTGAACCTTACGCAACAAAACAAATTGGAAAAATTCAGGGGATTGAAGTCCTTTGGTTTAATCGCGGTTCTGGGACTTTTATTGGGCGCAGAATACGCTCTGGTGCACAAGTGGACTTTCCTCGTTACTCAACGGGTGGGGAAGTCGAAGGGACGGGTCTAAATGATTATGTAGAGTATCTGGCGCTCACGAATTTAAGACCCCCTACAACCCAATCCATACGTATGCGTCTTGAAACTGATGATGGAGTTCTCTATACAATCAACAAAGAGGCTAACAGTGAATCTACTCGTGGAAAGTATTTGGACAGTGCAGATTCCTTCGGAGCCAATTGGGATCAAGCGCCGACACGCTACGATGCTAGGACATGCTGGTCTTTAAAGGCAAATGGACCCAATTATATTAATGGGTGGTGGCAAGAAACGGGCGGACATGCCCACTCTCAAGTCTTTTATTCTCCGTGCACATCCATCGCATGGCAACCTCTTCCAGCAGATTGGTTTAGTTTGACGCAAGAAGTGGATGCACCCATGCTAAGTTGGCAAGCCACGGAGTTTGGATTTGTCGAACGTCGTATGCCAACCTATTTTGAGTTAATACAGAGCGGGACACAGCTTGTAAAAGTCAATAGAAGTGATTTGCCATATTCAACACTGTTGCAGATTACACCCAAAACAGGGTCTGCTGTTCTGAAAAAGACAATTGCAATGAATGCATGGCGCACATTGACATTTTCCTTCATACCTGGATCCAATGCAACTTCAAGTATTATACTTTCAAATGGGTCTACATTCACAGTACGCATACAAGGACAGGATGTGCAGTTTGAATTCCGTTCTGCGACCTTGACTGCAACCCATGTGGCTAGAAATGTGCTCGTTTTAGATGGAAAAACTGCGCATTATATCTACATAAATATGCGCAGTGATTTTGATGCGCAGTTTCCCAATCGCCTAACCTTTGCAGTCGGATCACACCAAGCATGGCTAAATGGATCTATTAGTTTGGGTGTACTTGGAAATAATGTGCAAAGCTTCACAACCGCTGGAAATCAACCGCTTTACAGCAAATCAGACTCTATGCAACTGATTGTGGGAGACAAGAATCGTATCATAACTGCTGCTATGCAAGTTGGATTTTTGCGCCTTTTTGACTATGAATTGGACAATCGCGACATTCTTCGCGATCTTAAAAACGATTGGCAGATGGCGTATTTCATGTAAGGCTGTGGTGTGATGTGGCGTGGCGTGGCGTGGGGGGGGGGCGAAGCAAGATAAATAAAGTATAGAACAATTAGTAGTTTGTTCTATACTTGTAAAGTATGGATTGTGATTATGAATTGTGGTTATGGATATAAAACACACTACATGAGCCGAATTTCTGTCTTTCCAGTTGCAGGATTGACAATTATTTCGCCAAATGGCTCCTTGTCTAAATTTTGAGGAATGACATCGTCGGCTTCTGGATTTGATTTCCTATAAAGCAACCGTTGACCGGTTTGTGGATTTTCTACCAACAAATATTTGAGCTTATTAATCATAACCACCTTTACAACTTCCTTTGGAGCCTCTGGAGCTTGTTGCGCTGCGGCTGCTGCATCGGCGGGTTCTTCACGAATACGAACCATTTGTTCTGTGCGTGTAATATCTTCACTCAAACGAGGATCATATAAGAAATCATCAATACCCCCCTCTAACACATAGCAGCGAATATCCTTTTCATTCTCAGCTTGATTGAGTTGGCAATCGACTGCACCTGCCTTTACCCAGCGCAATACATCGCTGCTCACTTTTTCCTTCATATTTGCAACATTTTGAAGATATTCATCAGATGTCTCACGATCATCATGATTTAAAATCGTTTGATCTACAATTGTATCTTTACCAAATATAGATAAATACGTATAGACCTCCACATTACGTTCTTGGAGAGGGAGATCTTGATGGCTACAAATACGCACCGCACGACCCTTTACTTGATCTGTGCGGACTTTATTCCAATAGGGTTCCATAATATGGACAGTTCTTACATTTCGCAAAGAAAGACCCTCTGCACCAGCACCTGTAATCATAAATACACGGCACATTTCTCCCTTACGATTGTCAGTGTCAATTAGTGTCTTGCCATCAGGAAATTTACTTTGACGTAAAATATCCGTAATCTTAGGAGGCAGCTTTCCAAGACGATTATTGAAAATATTAATCAATATCTGACGCGCCCGAATACGCTGATCTCCACTGTAAACTATATACCGCGGTTGTTCAGGGCGTTCTGTGAAAGATTTAATCGTATCAGGATGGAGACCAGGATCCATTTCATTTTCATCTAACTGAATTCTGTGATAGCCATTGGCTTCCAACACCATTCCAAAGATGCCAATGCCCTCCAGTGTCTTAAATGCACTGTATACAAGGCTTGTGCCAGCGCTAGCTATAATTCTCTCTAAAATAGCTGCAAATTTGGGGGAATAGGTTGTGAGGCGCTCATTTTCAGGTGCAGTGGGATCATTTTTAAAGATGAGATCCTTCTTTGCATTTAAGGCGGCGATGGCTTCATTTTTTCGCACCTCATAGGGTTTGATTTGTTGGACTGCAGGGACTGCGGGGGCTGCCTTATTCGCGCGTTTAATCGTAGCTGGCTTAGGGAGGGCAGCTTCAATTGCAGCAACCTCGCCCTCTTCTGCATCTTCCGCCTCGGCTATCAGTTCATCTTGCTCATCCTGTTCAGCCTGTGCAACAGTTTGTTCCGTAATATCCTGACCGTCGGCTGCAAGCGTCGCCTCCATTTTTGTCATGGCTTTTTCCAAATCTTTCTTTGTTAATGGAAATGGACGTTCAATATCAATAGGAAAGACAAAATTGCAGGATGCGCGACTACGGAAGCGATAACTAGAGGCTGCTTTGTCATCGAGACCATACGCATCCTTGAGAGTTGTTTGCTTTGATTTTTTTAACTCTGTACTAATTTCACCCATACGATTTTTTGTATATTCGGCGAGTTGCAGTTTACTCATTACACACTGGACAATTTCGTCTTTAATAACCTCTGGCATAAGCTCTTTTTTAGAACCTTTATAATAGGATACAAGACCTGCGATTCTTTTTACAAATACATCCTTATTTTTTACAGCGAGCGATTTTTCATCAATAAATATATCTGAAAACTGTGGCTCTGTAGGAGGCAAAATGGGCAAGGCTTCATATACAGGTTCGCCAAGGGTGCGGATTCCAACTGCTGCGAACTCGAGTTTCACTTGCTCAAAAAGTTCCTGAATAGTCTCTGGCTTTGTCGCATAGGCAGTCTGCATGACGCCCTTGAATGTACCAGTGTCTTTTCCAAATACTTTTACATATCCTTCTTCTAAAATTGTGCAAAAAAGGATACTCTTTCCACTTGAAAGTTTGGTATCATAAAAGTTGGCACGTGGATTCTTTTCAAGAATTGCATTCACCTGTGCACGTTTTTCGTCACTATTCACATCCAGCGTAATTGTAAAACTATTCATGTATCCATGTAAAATATTAGCTAAAATGCCAAATTCAACGGGTTTGTTTACAATTGGCGTACCTGACAAGGCTACAATCTTTGTATTTTTAGCACCGACAAGAAGGCGGTAGAACATATACGCACGTTCATACGTTTGATCCCCTTTGAGCTTTGGCTCCCAGCGATCAACGCCAACCGGTTCATAACTTGCGGCTTTTCGCTTGCGTGATGCAGCCATGAGTCCCTCCGTTTTTCCTTTCGCCTTTGCTTCTTGATTTACAAGATATTTTTCCAACTTGCCCGCCATTAAACGCGTCAAGTTGTGCACTTCATCAATAATAATCACTGCATTGTCAAATTCAGCGAGTTTTTCTGGATTTGTTACAATACTCTTTAGATCTTCTGTTGTAAATCCAGTGTATCCAATAAATTTAATTCGTTCGTGAATTTGGGAACGAATTTGTTCACGAATGGCGGTCTGAGCCCAAGGTTCAAGTTTATCAAAATAGGATGGGTTTGCTTTGGTGGCTTCGGGTGTTTCTTCTGCTTCCAAGTCGGGAACCCATAGCACACGTTGTCCGTCGGGTTTTGCGAGGACACGCTTCATATAATCAAGACCGATGCCCATAACAGACCGCGCATATGTATACGTTATATCTTGCATTGATTTAACGGGAAAGGGAATCCAGACATTTTCTAATCTGTAATGTTTGAAGCCACAAAACATGAGCTGATCAATAAAGTTCTCCTTCAAGGCTTTGGGGGTCATGACAATGATTTTCTTGTCGCTTTGACTGTATAAAGCTTCTGCGGCTGCAATTGATGTGCATGTTTTTCCTGAACCAAGACCGTGATAGACAAGAACGCCTCTATACGGGCTTGCTTGACGCATATAATCGCGAACAAATTGTTGATACTTGTACGTTTGAAGAGAGGAAGCTGTTTTACATGCATTGGGGTTAATTTCATCACGAAGTTGTACAGGAAGTTGATAAGGGAGAAATTCAGTTGTTATAAATTTATAGAATCCTTTACGATCTTCTGGAACGTATGGTTTTACACCATCATCCTTATACGGGTTTTCTTTTGAGATTGCTGTAATATCAGCTTGATAGGTTCGCAGACCGCCATCAACAGCTGCAAACTCTTTTGTCTTTGGGGGTTTTGCAGCGGGTGCGGCTATTGGTTTTTCAGGTACAATAACCTCTTCCTTTATAGGCTGCGCTTTTGGTTCTTGTTTGGGTTTTGGTTCCAATCGGGGTTTTGGTGGAACTGGAGGCGCGGGTTGAGGA